TGTTTCCGTGTCAGCTAACCCGTCCCCAGCAGTAAAACTGTCCCCATTTACATATATCTTCATAATTCAAATCCTACTTCTAGTCCTTGTAATAAATTTTTGTGCATAAGTTCTTTAACATCCCATCTATTCTTTTTAAAGTTTCCTAAAATAATCCACGGCGGCATAACTTGTAAATTATTTTCATTACACCAATTTATATAATCTGGTATGGCTGGTAGTCCTTTAGGCATCTGCGGATTAAATGTGTATTCGAATCTAGCAGAAATTGTTTTATAATTGCTTGTTTCTTCGTCTACACTACTTCCCGTAATCCACTGATCAAATTGATGTTTTCCTAAGTCGTCGAATCGTAAAATTAAATCATGTTGCGAGTATTCGCAATCTTCTGGATTTATGTTAACATCAACATTTTCTAAATACGCACCCTTAGTGTTGGTAAAATAAACAGAATAGTAATATTCTAAACCGTGAATACACATATTAATATTTTGCCATGCTTCTGCAAAAGCAGGATAATGTTCTTTTGTATCATCACCGTTGACAACATTGCTTAATTCAGTAGTATGCTTAACCCATTTTTTATGTGAGGCATTCATCCAGTTTTGATCAAGTCCGGATATCCTGCTAAACATTATTTGTGGTAGACTTTTTTCTACAGCAAATTTATTTACGGTATCAACTGCTCGATTTAATTTGTTAATTACTTGATTACTACGTTCAATATATGAGGTACCTTTAGCAACATAACTCATATTCATTTTTTTAGAAAAAATGTTATCGAACCAAGCAGATGCTATAGCTGTGTTATTAGGTTCTAGTTCTAAGTAGTCGCCCGATTTTAAAAAAATGAATTTCATATTAATTTTGGAAAAATACTATTTAAGTTTTCGTTACGTACTGCGTCTATGTTTTCTGTAAAGTATTTAAAATATTCCCACTGCCCGTTAGCTTCGGGATTATAATAATGCCCGTATAAATCTTCCCAGTTACGTTGATTAAGAATTCCATGTAGTGAATTAATTTTATCTTGTCGCACTTGCTTAGGTAGTATATTAGCATCTAAGTAATCTGGACTCTGTACGTGATTTAAACGCACCTTAATTCGAATATTGTTTTCTTTTAAGTATTGGCTTAATTCTTCAATATACATGAAGTTATACACACTAACTGTTTGGGTAACGGCATAAACAAAATTATAGTTACTTAGAAACAATTTTAAATTACTAATAGTTAAATCCCAATCACTTAGACTTCTAATATATGTGTTTCGTTCGCCTACATCGTCGATACTAAAACTAATATGTACTTCTTTAAACTTGGTTAATAAATCTAATGCAGGAGTAATTTTATCCCATTTGTAATTCAAGTTTGTATGATAATGTATAGCAATATCAGTTTTACCTTCGTTTACTAATCGTTCTAATAATTTAAAATGTGTAGGAACTAAAAAAGGTTCGCCACCACTAATATGTATTTGCTCTAAGTTAGGAGCGAATTCCGTTAATCGATCATAAAATGATTCGTCATCAACCCAATCAAAACTAAAATCAGGATTGCTTTTAATCCAATGATATCCACTGGCTAACTTAACTGTATCTTTTAACTTATAGTAATCTTGAATCCAACTTGTGCTAGAGTCTGCATTACAGCTTCGACATTTTAAATTACAAAAGTTTCCTAGTCGTAATTCGATATGTCTTAAGTCTGGTTTAATAGTGCCGTCTTCAGCAGTCAGAGCCGCATGATCTAAGTTACGATTTGTTTCTTGTTGTCGTTTACTTTTTCCGCCTGCTTGTTCTACTTGGTGACATCCTTCACAAGCACTTGGCACTTTGCCCGCTAACATGTCTAGTCTAATATTTTTATAATTGTCACAGTTAATAATTTCAGGAATGCTACTGTTCATAACAGTTACAGTTTTGGTCCGATCTTCGTTAACTCTATTCCAACTGTGCCCGTTACCCTTGCCAGAGTGTTTGGCAACACAGCAAATTGTACAATTACCTTGCGGAAATACACTTAGGTGTACCCATGGAAAGTCGCAGATAAATTTATCACTCATAATGTATTATACCAATCGGCTATTTCTGGAACTGCAATTCTAATATCTTCTTTTCTAATACTATCTAATTTAATAGTGTCTCTTTTAAATCGCTGTTGTAGGTCCGCAGTTTCTGCTGTTGAAGTTTCTGAGGTTAAATAAAATTTAATTTCTCCATACAAGTTAGCTAGCCACAGGCTTTCTTCTTCAGTCACAGTTGACGTTATTTTTTCTAAATGCTCGTCTAACTGTAGTCTTACTTTATCTTTTAATGTTTCGGGTAATATTGACGTTGCATAATGTTTGGGCCAGTTAACATGGCTTACTAATAATTTTCTAGTGGACATATTTAACTTTATCATTCGATCTACAAGATGCGTGAAATTAAACACACTAAAAATATTTATTGTGGTAGATACAACATATCCAACTTTAGAATTTACTAGTTGCTTTAAATTTTCCTCTACTCTAGGCCAGTCTGTACCTGCTCTACTGTACTCGGCGTTTTCGTCAACACCATCAATACTGGCAAATATCCTAACATCTTTAAATCTTTTCCATATGTCGATTAAATTATAGTCTTTATATTTAAGAGTACTCATGTTAGTATTATATCGTAAGAATACATCATATCGTTCTTTGGCAATTAGCTTATCTAAGATTTGATAATGTTCAGACATCATTAGTGGCTCACCGCCTGCAAAATATATCTCTTCAACGTCATCAATGAACTGATCAACGTATTTCATTAAATCAGTTCCGTAATACGAACTGTCAAGGAACTTTATCTTGGTTTTCTTTTCTTCAGGGGTAAAGTCGTCAAACCAGGAACTACTACTTCCATGCCCACACATGCGACATTTAAAATTACAGATATTACTGAATCTAAAATCCCAAAAAATTATTTCAAACGTTTCATATGTGCCATCGGGGTGTGTGTTAGCTTTAGCTTTTTCAATGTGATCTTTAAACCTATCAGTAACAGCCATGCGATAGCTTACACCGCCACTGTCTTCTTTTTTAGTACAAGTTAAACATCCTTCTGGTATTTTATTTTCTAAAAAACTTTTACGCATTGATTTCATATGGTCGTTATTCCATATTTCCTCAAGTGTTGTATCCTTTAAATTACCAAAATCTTGTCCTAGGTACGCACAACAAGGTTTAACACGACCATTAGGTTCTGTATTAAGATGTATCCACGGTACTATACAAAATTTATCTTCATTCATATTGTGTTAAACCATTCTATAAATTCTGTTGGAAATACCCCGGACAATTCAATATGTTTTCTATCAGCATATTGTTGCGTAAAGCTCTTCAAGTCGTGCTCTTTATTTTCTTGGCTGTCAGTATCTTCTTGGCTTCGATTAACATTACGAAGATATGCTATTATTCTTTCTATTTGATTACGTTCAGCAGGACTTAACCCAACAGCATTACTTAGCCAAGTTTCAATTTTGTCTGCTTGTGTTTGTTTTAAATGCTCAGGTAACACATTTAAATTTTGAAAACTAGGAAAACGTACTAAATTAAGACTCATGTGAAACTGATGCCCACCGAATTGTTTACGTAACGCTAACATATCGGCCATAAACTCTGTTACAGTCCAGATACTCAACGCACTGATAGTCATCATAATGTGTATCATATTATACTGACCTTCTTTGGCAAATTGTATTAAATTATTCCGCCACAGGGTATAATCCAGGCCCGCCCGAATAAACTCTCCGTGAGCACCGTACCCTTCACCGCTAGTATATAAATCAAATTTCTTAAACTTTTTACTAGCACCAATAAGTTGGTTTAACTTTACTTGATCCATTATAAGATTACTGTTAACGGCAAAATCAAAATTTGTGCCGTTGCATTCATCTAACAGTTTCCAAAATGATGGACTACGAGTAGGTTCGCCCCCAGTGATTCTTAGTTCTTGTAAATTATGTTTAAGGCTAGTATGAAACCATTTAAAGAATGCCTCAATGTAGGGATTGTTTTCATTTTTAATCCCGTAAGGTAGAGCATGTTCTCCGGCATTTTGAAACGCACCACCACCGGCTGTCTTTAATGCAATATAAGGCCCGTTAACTTTAATATCACTAGCCCAGGTAGTACTAAACTCTGCGTTACAATAACTGCAACTTAAATTACATAAATTATCAAAACTAATTTCTAAAGTTTTTGGATCAACATCCGTTCCTGGATCTAATTTAGCTAGTTGAAGTATTTCATCTTCAGTGTAAATCCTAGTCTTATACACTCGATCACTATACACATCAGGAGCCGCATTGTCCTCAACAGTCCAACAATAAGCGCACTCGTCACACCGCTTGCCTATTAACATCTCAAGCCTGCGGTCTTTTTTGAAACTAGTATTATGTAATGCGCTAGGATTTCTACTAATTTCAGACAGGGGTATAGTATGTGCTGGCGGCAAATGACAACTAGCTGTGCGACCATTTCCTAACCAGATAGTAGCATTATACCACTTAGCGGCGCAGAAGCTAGGACTAACTTTGTTGATAATTTCTATTGTACGTTTTACGTCTGTTGGCATAATGTATAAAATTCTATAAGTTCTGGGAACGTGTTATTAAAGTCTGTGCCACGTCTATGATCGTATTCAGTAATAAATGCCGCAAAGTCTTTTCTTAATTGTAGTTCTTTGCTATCAGTGCCGTTCATGTAGTCAATCATACGGTTTAATTGGTCAACTTCACTGTCTGATAAATCAGACCTGTCTATAATTAATGTCTTTACTTCGTGGGTAAATCGTTGTTTACTAGCAGAGTCTAATATAGTTAGTGATAGAAACTCTGGATACCTTAAAAAATTAGTCATAAATTGCACCTTATTAAAGGTAGAATTTTTATTATATCGGATGCGTAAATCTAAAATGTAACGAACAAAATTGCAATAGGTTGTTATGCTGGTAAGATTAACGGTAGTCATGATGGCAACAATGTTATTAGTATTGTCTAACACTTTTTCTAAATTACCTGTCCATTGATCGTAGTTTAATCCATATCTAATATATTCCCCGGGAGCTCCTACTGCTTCCCCGCTAGTAAAGATTTGCACTTCTTTTATATTTTTAGATATGCTATTAATCTTTTTAATCATTCGATTAATTAACTCGTCAGGTATACCTAAATTAGTATTGATAGCAAAACATAATTCTGGATTAGGATCCTTTTCAATTGCATCTAGCATACGCCATACGTCTTTGCTTAATAAAGGTTCGCCGCCGGTTAATCTCAGAGTGTTTAGTTTGGGATAAAGTTCCGGCCACCACTTCCAAAATGCATCTACATATGGATTAGGATCGCTGTGCTTGATAGGCATTTTACCTACTTGCTTAAACCAACCAAATCCGTTGAAATTTTGACTTGTAGGATAACCACCATATTTGTCTATTTCTTCGTACCATTGACTGCTGAGATCTGGACTACAATAGGCACACTTAAAATTACACGCATTGGAAAAACTTATTTCTAAGTATGTAGGTTCTACATCAGCAGTTTTATTTTTAATTACTTCGTTTAAATGCGGGTATGCCCAAGACCTTGCGCTTTTATAAGCACGATCACTTACGTGACCGTTGTCCTCGGCGTTCCAGCAATAATCGCACTCACTTGGCCTCGTGCCGTCAAGCATCTTTTGCATTTGCTCTTTTTTAAATTTAGTATTGTGTAGAGCTTTATAATTTTCTTCTAATTCAATTAATGGTATTTTATGAGGCGACGGATGATGGCAACTATGGTTAAAACCATTTTGCAAATACAATGTAAGTTGGTACCACTTTGCTAGACAAAAGCTCGGACTAACATCATTTAATATAGGGATTATTTTTTTAAATTTTTCGTGATCGCTCATATAGTAATTATTGCCATCTCAGTATAAACCAGTCCAAGTGTGGGCGAGTTTTTAACTCAAAAATATGATACGCTGTTCTTGCATGGTATCCAAACGAATCAATGCACCATTGATTAATTTCAAGATACATATCCTCATCGAGTGGAACAGTGGAGTCTGTGCCTGATAATTTCTTAACAGGGCGACTCCATACTTCTATTATGTAGTGTCCCCTGGCACTTTGTCGCCATAGGATGTCTACGTCCATAGGCTTTGACGAATCTTGATAAGTCGAATCATCATTGCTTCATCTTCTTTTTCGTAAGCCTCTTCCATTTCACGGAGCGATTTATGTGTATTGTTACTCATTTCTTTAAGTTCAGGAGTCTTATCATCTGCACCAAAATTTAGGCGGCCGCCATTGGCCTCACGACTTGCTTCACAGTAAGCAGTCCAACCACTGGCTTCATATGGATCAGGACGATTACGATACTCTTTTGTCCACCAATAGTATAGACTTAGTATTTCTCTAGCAGACTCAGCCTGAGAAGTTAATTCGGGAGTCTGTCCTGGTTCGCAAAATTCTTCGTTAGTAAGATTGCTTGCCCAATTAAGGTATTCTAAACCAGCTTCTGGACAACGCCATGTTCGCCAACGGAACCAACCACTACGATACCACGGGACATCAAACTTAGTTTTAGCATCATCGCTCCACATGCAGTGATGCCACGCTTGCTCTATTTCGACAAAGTCTTGAAACTCATTAAATAGGCATGGAAGGAATCGATTCCCAACATCGCTCCAAGCGCCAGGACGAATATCCCGAACATGAGCAGTAAGACTATGACTGCGACTAACCCAACGATTATTAATATAATATCTAACATCATTTAAACGATCCGGTATGTAATAAACAAACTTTTGAAGGTAGTCTAACCCCTCTTCGGCAATCCACCAACGAATAGGGTGTGCGGCTTTGGCGTTATCCTCCCAAGCATTCCACTCTTCGCTAGTACCCATCTTAAGTTTAGGTGTACCCCGAAGCCAATCTGCAAATGGCCCAATAGTCCAGTAATTTGATCTCATTTTATTAAATCCATTGAATGTACACTTTCAAACGGTGCCTCATATACAGCAAATGCTGTTGCTTCGTGGAGGTTGCTAAAATACTTAGACATTAGTCGACCCCCATTTTGATAATATTTTACTAACCACATTACTCTTTCTTATCTCCAAACAACTGTAACAAGTTAATAAACAAGTTGATAAAGTCCATATATAAGGTTAACGCACCAGTTACTTCCACAGCCGGACTAGTGTCAACACTAACTGCTTCACGAATCTGCTGTGTGTCATAAGCAGTTAGGCCTAAGAAGATGATAATAGCCAATGCACTAATAACCATTTGCATTATAGTTGATCCGATAAAGATATTAACAATGCTGGCAATAACAATAGCAATCAATCCCACGAACATAAACTTGCCAATGCTATCTAGATTCTGTTTAGTAAAGTATCCATAGCCACTCATTACACCAAATAAGATGGCCGCGCCCATAAATGCTGAAACAATACTGCCCATAGTGAATATGGCAAAGATTGTGGCAAAGCTCAGTCCCATCAAAGCCGCAAAGCCGTGTAAACACAATTGAGCAACCTCTTTACTAGGATTATTTCCTAGCACAAAACTAATACCAAAAATTGCCACAAGCGGTGCAAAAATTACAATCCACTTTAGCACACCTGTAAAAAAGAATTGTAACAACTCAGGGCTAGTACCTACAAAATAACTGACCAACATTGATACAATGACAGCGAGGCTCATATGTCCATAGACTCGACCCATTGCTTGATTTACTTCTCCTGCGGTGCGATAGTTAACAATACCATCGCTTGAATAATTTGCACCAAACATAGTTTTCTCCTTTGAATAAATTATTTTAATTTTTGAGCTTTAATTGCTTTAAGAACTCTTCTACGCATATTATATCGATCAAAGTATTCGTAGCACTCAGCTAGCGGGGAAATTCCCTGCGAATGAAATTTTAATGTTGCACAGATGTTTGCTAACTTTTGCATTTCTGGGGTTTCTTCAAACTCTATCAGCTTCACCTTTTCGTCGGTATTAAATTTAAAATACATTAATGCTTCGCCTTCTTTAAGACTGATAGTACGATTTCCTGGTTTGAATACAAACGTAGGTTTGCCAGAAGTACGGAACCAACGGCCCGCATCAAAACTAGCAGTGATTTGATGCGTGTTTTCAGTAAATCCGTTTGAATCATAGTAAGCAGGCAATTGCGTTACTTTGAGACTTTTTTCTGCAAAAAAATTATATCCCATACCTAACTGATGAATTCCAGCTTTACCCTGCGGTCCGCCCAAAAATGCTTGAGCAAAATCTAAAGATTGTCCTTCAATTTCTACATTATTATCTGTTATAATAATATTTAAGTCAACTGGACTTTTAATGACAAAAATATTTTTTAAGTCGTCTATAATAGCAGGGCACTTAGAAACTTGTGGGCCAAAGAATTCTTTATAGTCAATGTGTTTCATTAACGGTTCGGGAGGATAAAACCGCAACGGGGACATGGTAATAGTTTCTCCACATATGGGATTTGATCTACTCCAGTATACATCAATCGTCATAGTTGTTTTCCTACAAATGGGGTCAAGTCAGGAGCAACCCAACCCACTGGCTTAAGGACCTTACCATCCTCACGTTTGCGTACTTTGCCTGTATCTTTATCGATCTTGGCAAAATTAGTCTGCATTACTTCTTTCCATGCACCCTCGGCATCACTGCCCATGCTATGTATTGTACCAATAGTAACAACTAGAATATCAATAAGTGCATCTAGTGTTTCTAGTTGATCATGATTATTAACAGCTTCTTTAAGCTCTTTGTATTCTTCTTCAATCAATCCAAGATACATTTTAAATTGAGCCTGATCAAATTCTCCGCCTGTAGTTTGATCGCAGGCTTTCATAAACTTCTCTTGATCACGAAACGGATTTGTCATATTATTCCTCTATTTTTTGTTTTTTCTTTGGGTAAATTATCTTCATCGCACGGAATAGGTCTACCGTCACGATCTAACAATAACGCTCCCCAACGTTTATTTCCTTCTTCAAACTCAACAAATACTCTATTGTATGCACAAAAACTTTTAGTATGTACTGTCTCAACGGTTGGACTTTGGCCTAACCCAAATAATAGTGAAAGGCATATTGTACAACTAACAACAACAATACGTGCAGTATTCATTAAATCTTTTCACCAACCTCAAATCCACGGAATCCTTTAAAGCGTGGAAACCTTAGACTGTACGATCCGTCTTGATTTTGTGTAACAGCGTCTGCACGTACTTCGACAATATTACCGATAAGGTTATCCCGACCGGCCCAATAAGTAATGCGATTATCATCGCTAAATCCGCTTCCGACATTGACTCTAATAAGTTTACCATCATCTTCTCCCTCGCATACAAATGCGCCTAAACGACCTACGTTTTTTCCTGTACCTTCTTCAACTTCAACTATTGACAAACTAACTTCAATAAATGGTTTAAGTTTAAGCCATGCCACTGACCGCTTACACTCGTATCCAGCTTCTGGATCTTTAATCATAATACCTTCGTAGCCTCCGGCAACTGCCTTGGCATTAATTTCTTTGTAACGAGCTTGGCCTTCTGTAGTATCCAAATCAACTTCTTCATTAGTAAGAGCAGTTACATTGGGCAACTGTTCTTTGTTTTGGTCAACCCAAAAACTAACCATTGTGCTACGCACACGTTGAGTTTTATTGTATATACCTTTTTCAAAATCTTCTAAAGGTAATACGTCAAACAGATTAAGAATAGCATCGTTGGCTTTAACATCGCTCTTACGATGTACCTGTGTCATTAAGTCTTGGAAACTGCTTGACATGATCTCACCGTCTAGCACTAGATCCATATCTTTGCTTGTAGACTTTGCTTTAACTACATTACTAATCTGTTCTACAATGTGCGGAAAATTAGCAAGTTCTTTACCATTTCGACTGAACATATCCACACGACCATCACTACGTACAATAGTAATGACTCTAACTCCATCGAGTTTAACTTCGATAAGTTTTTTGCCCGATACCTTTGACTCATGATTAGCACTATCATGAGCAAGCTGACAACCGAATACAGGAATAGCATAGTCAGCATACTTCTTCTCCACCACTTTGTTGATTGTTTTTTCGCTGAATCCTGCTCGCAAGTCTTTGATCAGTATGCGACGATACCAACCATTCCATTCTTTTTTGGTAGCTGACTTCATCATAGCGGCAATTACATCACGTGCTGTGTTACCGGTAACTTGACGTGTGACAAAACCAGTAAGAGCAAGAGTGAAACTATCCCAAGGTAAGCCAGCGCCATCTGCATCTGTTTTCTCTGGAACTTGTTTAATGCCAAAGGTAATCATTGGATCAAAAGCTAGGCGACAACCTTCGAAGAATTCTTTATTGCCTTCTTCTGCAATGGCTAGAATAATTGCTTCTTTGTTTAGACGGGAAGGATGACTTTCCAAATCCCAGATGTGGCTTGCACAAACGCTCATATCGACTCCAATAATTAACTGTTTAAGTTTATATTATACAGTCTAATTATCAGTATGTCAAATGATTTGTTGTCTTAAATGGTTTGCCGTAATAGGCATTTTCTAGTTGGGTCATTATCTTACGCTTCATTTGAATAACTTTTGGATGATTGTGATCATACTCAAAAGATTTCATAAAACGTCCCCAACCGTTTGGACGAACTCTTTTTGGAACAGGGCTGTCCAAATATTCTTTAATAGCTTTTGGATCAAACTCAAATTTATCAATCATGTCTTGAGCAATGTTAAATGAGTGGGCACCCATTTCATCTCTGTCACCATAATACTGTTGCCAAGCTCGATCTTTGGCATAGTAAGCTGTACTTTCGTATCCTGGGATATCTTTAAAGTTTCTAGACCGGTATTGACGTGTATGTATAATTTCGTGTAGAATAGTATCCGCAAATAGTGTACAAATACGTTCCCAACGATATGTACTAGTTTTCATAGTTTGAACATCAGTTGGAAATGCTAGTTCTATTTCAATAAAACGTTTCTTTTTTGCCTTGTCTAAATGGCTGTAATAAGCACCACCAATCCAAACCTCGCCTGGCTTAACAGGATTATGTCTACGAGTTCGAACTTTAACTGGAAGATGTTGTTTGATGTGTTTGCTTATAATACTGATAATTTCACCAATAGGTAACCGTGTATCTACAATCTCTGATTTGAGTTTGTAAAGCATCGAGTACAAAGTATCGCGATCCAGTTCGGACCAATTAAAAGCCTGACGGGCCATAGCACACTCCTAGACATTAGTATTTATAGTGTACTACAGCTTTCCATTATATACGCACTTTATGGGCGTTTTCTAATAATTTCGTCAATCAAACCGTATTCTAGAGCCTCTTGCGCACCCATAAATTTATCACGTTCCATATCGTTTTTAAACTGTTCGTAAGTTTTACCCTTACTATTATGATCTACATAAATTTGGGTTAGATTCTTTTTCATTTTAAGAATCTCTTCAACTTGAATTTCCATGTCTGTAGCTTGCCCACCTGCGCCACCACTAGGTTGGTGAATCATGTGACGAGCATTTGGAAGCATTTTGCGTTTGCCGGGGGCCCCGGCAGTAGCAAGCAAGGAACCCATACTGCAAGCCTGACCCATAACAACCGTGGAAACATCGGGCTTGATAAACTGCATGGTGTCATAAATTGCCATGCCGGCAGTAACAACCCCACCCGGGCTGTTAATGAACATAGTGATATCTTCATTACCCTGGCTTTCTAAAAATAGTAGCTGAGCCACAAGTAAACTAGCAGTATGTTCGTTAACATCTGTATCAAGCATAACAATACGATCTTTGAGCAAGCGACTGTAAATGTCATAACTACGTTCTCCGCGAGCTTCTTGCTCGATAACCATTGGTACTAAATTAGGCATTATCTTCCTCTTGTTTTAATTGTTTTTGATACAACGCTAGTTGATCAATAAGATTTTGTACACCGTCATAATTCATAGTAAGTGTAGTGTAACCCATTCTAAGGGTTACACGATTGTCGTCTGTGTGTCCAATACTGTAATAAGTAGTTGGATCTTTTTCTGGTATCGGCTCTTTAATAAACGGAACCTGATCCGGAAAAATTGGAACTACATTAGCGTAGTCAGGCTTTTTAAACCAATCAAACATCTTTGTCTTCTTTCTTTTCAGTTTCTAAAACGGGGAAACACATCTTTGTACCATCCCAACGCTGTCCGCACCAACACTCGCCATCGTTGTTAATGATACAAAGTCGTAAGTACGTTCAAAGATAGGACCATCACAAATGTACAATTCTCCGTCAATACCTTTCATAAGGTAATCTCCAGGCTTGCCTTGTTTATAATTGCCCTCCAATGTATTAACTCGAAATTCTTCATCAATTTTTTTAGCGTGGACAATTATGGGTCGCTTGACACAAGTACCCATATTGTCTACTTGCTCAAATGTATCAAAGGTCTTCATAGCATTTCCATTGTTAAAGCAAACTTTTTGTCGTGTTGACTAAGATAAAAACTAGCCAACTTGAACATTGTGCGGGCGTGTTCTAAATTGTGTGGAACAATAATACGTTCACCCTCACGCAACTGACGCAATTCTTCTGCGTCTTGTAATGCTACTCGTTCCATGGCTTCGTAATCACGAGCCATTTCCATAAGTTCAATTTCGTTATATGTGGTCATTATTTTAACCAATATAACGATAGCGTTCAGGGGTACCTTCACGAGCATGAGCAGATCCTTTATCAAACCCTTCTTCATAATCAGTTTGATCTTTGTACCAAGAGTACTTATCAGGGTCATATTCGCTACCGTGATACCCGTCATGATAACCATGTTTGAATGGAGTATCGCCTGTTGGAACATCACTATTAGCAGTTCGCTGAACTGAGCGTGTAAATGCCTGCTCAACTTTGTCTGCGTCAACTTCGCCAATAACTTCATAGCGGCAAGCACGACCTTTAGCATCATTATAGTCACTTGGAATGCTTACAACATCTGCTGGATTAATCTTAACAATAATTGTTCGAGCACCACCGAAACTAGACAAGTAGCTCATAGCGCAGAAGTGTAAACCCGTTGAACAAGTATTGTCTTTGTTATCGTCAACATCATGCCGTTCCATTTCAACTACTAATCCAATAGCGTTATCCATTGTGCCTGTATGGCAGTCTTTATAATCTTCACGCACACGTTTGTACGCTAAGAAGTGACCGTCTGGAGTAATTGGCAAGTTGCTCTTTTCCAAAAAGCCATACAATTCAGTAACAGCTCGCTTAGATGGATTCTTGTACAAGTTCTCCATAAAGTTAACCATAGGCTCAATTGGGAAGCCTTCTTGCAACATCTGGATCATACGCACTGACAAACCGGTGTTCAGTTCTTTACCTTTCCAGAACAGGGTTTCACCTTGGATAGACACATTGCCTTGTCCGTAGTTCAATACAACCTTTTTAGGTTCGATGACGTCTGGAAGCGAATCCCAGTCACCTGCTTTAATCGCATCAATTACCTTTTGGTATGTGATATGCGTTTTACTAATAGTATGGCTCTTGTTACCGATAACGACAACAACATTATTGCCTTGGATCAAATATGGATAGCTCATTTTAAATACCTTTCTGTGTATCAATCAAATTAATATATTCGGCAACATCTGTGTTAGGAGCACTACGCAAGTAGGCTAGTAACGGATAACGTTTACCAATGGTTGCACATGCATCAGTAAACTTTTGTACTTGTGCTTCTGGACTAAAATTTACACTTTTAGCATAACGTTGGCACAAACGCTTCAAACTTAGTTCGCTATAACGAATCTTTTCAAAGCCCTTAAATTGTGTTACCAATTTAGTATATGGGCTATTAGGATTAGTGACGGCGTCTACAATATTGCTAGTATAGCTAAGTAAGTTAAAATTGTCAACAGCCTGTAACACCAAACTCATAATAAGTTTGTTGTCAACGGGCTTGCTCAAAATACTAACAATATGGTCTTCGATGTTGATCCAGTTAGATTGAGTTTTAATAAACTCAATGTCACCTTTACGCACACCATAGATTGTAGTTTTTAAACCATCTAAACCACACTCTTTCAAATCGTTGTAAAACTCTTTGACGTTGGCCATGCCGTGAGCACTTTGAACTTCAAAACCACTGAGTGGCAAATAGTAGTAAGTAGTGTTATCGTCAAAGCTATCAGCCTTGCCAGCATCACGCCAAACCATTTCGCGTTCACGATAGTAGCCACCTGAACCACGCTCTTGCAGAGCAAGGATGGTAACGTTCTTACCCAAGCCACTGTCAGCACGTTCTTTCTTCAAAAGCGCACCCGCCTGCATAATTCGATCTGCAGGAGGATTACAAATAGCCTTGAAGAATGCCTTAACATTCATGTCTTTGTTTTTATCTACTCTGTCAATGACAAAAACTACAGCACCAACATCTGGTTTAGATGAACGATAATGAAACTTAGCACGTTCAACAGCACCAACTTTGGTATCGTTAATGATAAACTGAATATGCTTTTCAACTGTAATACCCCAGTACGGAATGTAATCATATCCACCACCAGCTTTTGGTGTATGATCCATATCGTGTTTACGATTAGGAAATGCCTTGGTATGCTTGGCATAGTTAAAACCACGAATACTGATGTTATACTTTTTAGCAAGGTCATCAATGCCTAACTTAAATGTTGCCGTGCCACCGTAACGACTGTCATCAAATGTAGGCAGTTTAGAATCAGCAACATACTTCTTGATAGCAGTTTGCCATAGTTGGTTACTATACTTCTTTTGCAAGTGTAGAGCACGATCCCATAAGTTAGGAATGGCATCTGCTTCTTTGGCAATTACTACAGCTAATGCCGCATTAACTGCTACCAACTTACGTTTGATAGCATCAACGGTGCTAGGAATATATGACAAACCTTCGCGTGACGCTTGGAAGTCCAATTCGCCAATCGTAAAGTGCATTTCCAACCCACAGCTCAACAAATTACGCAAATCACCGAGTGATTGGTCTGCATTAGGAATTTCGATGGGATATGCAATATTGCCCATGATAGCAACACTACGGCGAGATTCTTTGTACGAGTGAACTCCTTGAACAATGTTTTCTGTTTCGTATGTTACTCCACGGAATTCAAAATTGCTTACACCACTTACAACCGGGCGCAATTTAAAATAAGTATAGACTATGCGGGCTTCGTCAACAAACTTACTAAAGTCATAACGATCATTGACGCTGAATTTAACTTCAACTCCTGCTGGTTCGGTCGTTTCTTCAGTCATCATTTGTGCAATGCTAGGTACACCTGCTTCATTAATGAACGCAGAGTAGATACCCTTCTTGTTATCTTTGATTGCGGTTACTGTAAAGTTATCCGTGTAAGAAAATGGTGACTTTGAGCCAAGACCAAGAGCACCGATAAAATCATTACTATCAGTTTTAGTGGATTCGAAATAAGTTGTATAAATTGATGTAACTTGTTCATGTGTAAGTCCTGTTCCATAGTCACGAATAGCAAACCAAGGTTCTAATTGATTAGGCAAGTGTACATCAAAGGGGGTATCTTGTTTACCTGCGGCAGTATGGCTGTCTACAGCGTTACAGCTCAATTCGCGGATAATAGCACGGACTTTGTTTGCGTACAGGCCCGAGCTCAAAATGTTAAATGCTTTAGCTGAGTTACGGATACGGAACTCGCCGATTTCACCAACGTTGCTCAAAACTGCTTGATTTTGTGGTGCGCTATTAATAATCATTTAAAATCTCTCTGTGTTTGTTAGTGTATGTGTATATTATAGCAAAGTACCTAACTTCTGTCAACAGTCAATGAGTCCAAAATACGAAGTCATTGAGTCTAAATTAGCCATAGTAAAAGGTGTTGGTTTAACACAACACCTTTTACTATGTTACCGATCTAATTCTTTAAATGCTTCTGGAGCACGTTTGGCTGTAATTTCGTTTAGCCTTTCTTGCTCTTTAGCCTTCTTTAGAATGTTAGCATCGCCCGTTGGCAAAGCAATCAAAACGTATGCCCGATAGTAACCACCTTCGTTTACAATCTTTTTCTCTGCAACTTCAACCCCGGTAATATCCACTTCTTTACAACTAGTCCGTATAACCATTTCACTCAACTCTGAACTAGATTGGAAAGTGTCTGCTTTATAAATCTTTGTTCTTTGGCTAGCAGTACCCCCAGCAGTCATACAGATTTTACCATATGCATCTGCCTTAGCTTTATGTACAGCCATTGAGTAGTCTCCGCTACGACTAGTGCCGCCAGCATAAACAGCTGATGCGCTAGTAGGAGGTTTAGTCATCCATTTTGGTGATTCGTCGATTACTCGTTCAACTTGTTTGGTTTTATACTCACGCTCTTGTTCAGCCCGTTTACCGTAAGGATCGGTAGTACCACAAGCTGCCAAAACTGCAACGATTGGAATTAGTAATAGTGTTTTCATTATTTGCCACCCATCTTATCTTTTGTCCATTCTGCGGACGATTTAATATCCTGACCGACTCCTGCTACAGTTGAGCAAGCGGTAAGGGCTAAAAGTGTTAAAATGACTAATACTGATTTCATTTTGCCAACTCCTGACTCTGTGTTTTAACTGTGTCTACGCCTTTGTCCAACATACGAGCAAGGCCGGAAAATCCTACCGTTGCTAGAACTAGTCCAAAAACTGTGCCTGCTATAAACGCCTTCATAAAAGCCTCTCTGTGTGTTAATATGTTCATATTGTAACACCTGGCAAACTAAATGTCAATATCGAGTTTAGCCAAATTATACAGTGTCTTTAACTCTACATCGGATGGTTGATTCGGCTTTAAAATTGCCACCCAAATCCAAAAGCAAATCATTACGTGCTTTATCTCTAGCCTTTCGGCACACGCTAGCCATTTGTTCAAGTCCGGTATGAGATCCTTCCAAATAATGCTTTTCGCCATTGACTGTAATGTCAAATTTAACATTACATTCGTTCTTCATGCCCCATTCAATTTCTTCTTTAATTAGATTAGTAATGGCTCCGACTTTATGTTCAGTTACTAATTGGCTAGATTGTTTAATGTTGCAACCAGTTTCGTCAACTGCAAACGCCTCGTCTTTCCGAGATGTCTGATATAAGTCTTTTGGCTCAGGATAGGGTCCGCACCCCACCAAGATTAGGACAGCAAGAAGCGATAGATATTTCACTTGTAGCTTTCATCTAATTTTACGTTAGTAAGACTTGCGATAGTTTGAAACTTATCCCAAGCGGCTTTTGCGGCTGGATTGGATTCCAGCTCGCTATTTGGCAATACTGCTTCTAGCCAAATTTCTGGTCGACGAGCAGGATGAGCACCAAACTTGCGAGGTTGGTGTAACAGACCTCTTTCCCAAAGTTCAATACTGATACTACGGAACTGATCCTCGTTGTGGTACCCTGCCCATTCAGGATTACTTTGGGCAAAGAATCCGCGACTGTAAGCATTATCTGAGCCGCCACCGTAACCAAGCCAAATACCCGACCATTGTTCGTCATCATGCGGATCAAAATCTGTACGAGTAATAAGAACTAGAACATCGTCAATGTTTACTTTACCGTCAACAATGTCTCTAATACACCGACTGTAACTTAGTCCAATTTTCATTTTTAGCCTCTAGTTCCTGTTTGTGTTTTGCTAATTGTTGGGCCTGCGCTAGTAAAATCCATTCCAGCCATTCTGCCTTCATAGAAGCTACCATTCCATTTCATACTTAATTTTACACTCTTATTAAGGATAACGTCAAGTCTTTCGTTTTCCAAAAAGTTTTGCACTACTGCATCTACTGATTTTTTAGTTGATTCTTGTAGAACGGTACATGTATCACTGTGTCTCGTTACTGTGCTCAATTTCTTCTCCGATTGTAAACGATACGCTTTTAATACTATCCCAGCGGAAACTTTTCCAGTGTTTAGACTCTAGATCGTAAACGGGCATTACATCCTCGTTAACCTTCTTTTCCTTTTTTGGTTCCGGAAAGTCAATTGGGTTATCCGTATTAGTTTCGTGCAGTAATTGTGGAACGAGTGATTCACTGGTTGTACACTTCATCACTCGTTCTGTGCCATCCTTTTTGGTAAAGGTTACAGTAACCGGACCATACTTTAAATGACTACGAAGCCATTTCTTGAAGAGTTTAGTCTCTTTTTCATTTAGTAGCATTTGAAGTCTCGAGTTCGGTTATACGTTCTTGCAATAGCACAACTTGGTGCTCTAAGTCTTCAACGTGTGCCGCGACACGTGCCATGAAGTCAGCAGTATTGCTACCAGTCATTCTAAGCATTTGACTAATGCTTGGTTTTATATTTTCATTGCTCATTTTAAATCTCCAAAATTTTAGTAGGGTCCCAACCAGTGTCCTCGCTGTACCCATCATTTTCGTAACCACGTGGGTTACATACAACTCTAGTCTCACCAATTGTATAATCAAACGGATGATGAGTGTGGCCATGTGTCCACAGAACAATCTGTGGGTGATCCAAAATAAACTCACTCAAGTCACTGTGGTATCCACCGTTCATTAATGTATCATTTGCATACATTGGATGCATACTTTGGAAACTTGGTGTGTGATGTCCAACCACAACACATTTAGTATCTCGATGTTCTTCGACTATAAGTTTAATATAGCCCAGGGTCCGGTCATGGCGAACAGCAACATCTAACGCACTCATAGGGGCATAGTTTCGTTTGTCATTACGAATGATACGAAAGTCGTTCATCATACCTTCAATGGCATGCATAGTCAGTGGATCACGTTTGTTCATGTTGGTCCAGAGTGTTCCACCTACAAACACAACATCAGAGACTTCGCCAGTTTCATGATTCCTGTCTTGGATAATCTTAGTGTCGTTTTCTAACATATGAATGTTGGGATACTTAGCGCACTCTTCACGCATATAGTCAATGCCGGCATAGAACTTGCCATTGTAGAATTCGTGATTACCCATAATGTAAATTACATGTGGAAACTGAAAACTACAACGCTTGAAGAAATCACGGAAACGCTGTGCAGTCAATTGTCTACGACCCAGTCCAGTGCCGTTGGCAATAGCGGCTTGATCCGCAGTATTGGCAGGCTCAGGGTGGTCGTGGAGATCCTGGGCGATACAAATATCACCACCGAGAATCAAAACATCGGCACCTTCGTCATTGTTGATGTAACAATCCGAAAATTCTAAATGAAGGTCACTAACCAACTTTATCTTCATCGCTTTCTTCTTTCTCAAATGATTCAGGCCATTTGTATCCTACTTTAAATTTTTCTGCATCTTCTTTAGTAAGACGACCCGCTTCCACTTCTACAAGAGCATGGCGTAATGCTTCTTCAACAAAGTCGTTAAAAGTCATATCACGCTCGTGCGCCATCTTCATATATTGTAACAGTTCTTCATCCGAAAAGTCAACCGGAACTAGTACTCGAGTATCATAGTCATCGCCATCTTTAATAGCCAATGCTTTTTGGAAGAAGTCATCATCTACGTCCAAATCAACATAGTTAACATCGTCCCACGCCTGATTCTCTAGTACACTTCTATGTTCGGCTTCCTTATGATGCTTTTCAACATTTTTAGGATTAATCATACGATATGCACGATCATTGGTATAGTCGCACATACTGACTTCATAGACCTTTTGACTCTTAGTGCTGAACACAATACTGAAACTGTACCCACCTTTACCGTGAACACCATTCCACGAATCTAATGTGTAAGCATTAGGACCATAACACTCCCACCCGTATTCACTGCCTTCGGTGATACGATAGTCGACTAACTCCATCCATTCTTTCATTGTAATCATAGCTCTAAACCATCCTTTCTACATTGTTCTTCAATTCGAGCATTACGCTCTGTTTCGTGCAAATCGCACAACGTTCTTACCCAGCCACCACCTCTACGTTTACCAATACCACCACACTCTTCGCAAGCAACATCTGCCCAAGCTTCTGCCATACGCACCATACCGCTAATTTCATCATCACCGCCACGGTAGTAAAAGCGCAAGCCGCCGAACTTTTCTTTAATCTGTTCTACAATAACCTGTGAGCAAACCTCACTATCTTTATTCTTCCATTCGATATGTTGCTGAATGTTAGAACATAATCGTTCAAGGATTGGGTACCAACCTTTGCCTACTGCAAATCCGCCGTACTTGCCCTCAAACATTTTTGGATAGGATTTTTCCATCCGTTTGGCAAATGTTTCATAGTCTATAAATTCTTGGTCTTCGTTCATTTTATCTCATCCGATGTTTCTGGAAAATGACTGATAATCAAATCCAGTGCCGCAATAGTTTGCATGTTGAGTCCTACGTCTTCAGGATGCATCCAATAACCTTTAGGATTACTATCGCTCCTTGGATTCTTCTTCCACTGCTTGATTTCTTTCTTAAGATACGCACGATAATCTTTTAGATTAAGACTGGTAATGCGATCCGCAGTTTCACCGTCAATCCATTGATGGGGTTTATGTTTTTCTTTGCTCATTGAGCCGCCTTTACATAGTTAAGTCGTGTAACATCATTTTGGTGCTTCCAATGTTTAGAATGGTCTTTTACTTTAGCTTTGACTATAACGCAAGAACCAATTTTTAAATCAACTTTACTAAACCAACTGACCATTTTATTATCAATTATAGCAGTGATATTAAATGCATCATAATTTTTTGAGCGTTTTGATTCTAAGATTTCACAATCTAAATCAAAAACGGTACTGCCAATTAACGAAAGATATCCTTCATTTAATGTTTTAATTTGTTTTTCAATCTGGCTTGTTGCATAATCTCGTTTGTAAACACTTGGCAGGCAAGCAATAAAACCAATTTTATTAAAAGGTATACTTTCAGAATTGAGCAACGAGTTAACTTCGGTTTTAAATTCATTATCTCCTTCGATTGCCGAAAACATTAATTTTCGAAAATACTTACGAATTTCTTGTGCAAGTTCCTTGTCTAGATCAATTGGAATTAGTTTAGGAGGAACTGGCCCGGAATATCGAGGATCTAATTTCAAAGTCATTTTTACAAGCTCTTTATTAGGCATTATGATATGTTTAACTTTGCCATCCTCAGTATACAGAATTTCTTGTTCTTTGATATAATCTTTATTGACTCGTTGAGCGGCACATGCTAGTTCGAGTACATCTTGTAGAGGAAACAGGTCATCCATGATTAGGCCTTAGCTATCATTCTAAAAACTTTGTTGGCTAAAATTCGTTCTTTACTAAATGCTTCTAATTCCCACGGTTGGTCATAATATTCCTTGCGAACACTTTTGCCCATCCAATATCTAGTCTTGCCTCTTGAACTGTTTTTAACTTGTCCTCGAGCATATTGCTTAACATGCACCATTTCGTGTGCAATAGTAATAAGTAGTCTTTCAAAATCTAAACTTGTGTCGAGTACCATACACAATCCTTTTGGACCTAGTTTTGAAACAGACCCTCGGACGTCTTCTCGTTTAGCCATACCGCGATCAAAGAACACAAGAAGATTATACTTACTGTTTGTTAGTTTGAGATCTTGAATGAAAAATTTAATAGCAGTCAGTGTCAACTCTTTAGTTGCTGACTTACGCTCTCCGCAAAGCACTTCCATAATCGCCCCAAATACTGTAGTTACTATACTTTGTATTTTACACGAAAATGCAGTCTGTGTCAACCTTCTGTAATCGAACATAAACTTTTTTGGCTAACCGCCTAAGGAGTGGACTTATGGGTTTTTCAAAATGGGCAACATACGCATTTAAATTTGGACTAACATAATTGTCCTGCACTTTAAATTTTGCCAAAGTAGTAAACTTTGGAAGATATCTTAAGGCTCGATGTTTCCCCATAGTCCTGCACAGTTCAATAGCAATACTTAATGCATAGGCATCAAGCTCATCAGGGTCACTTAAATATTCTTGATATTGATGATTGCTGTCTGCATGAACCCAATAAGATACATACATACGTTTTCGACTTTGGCGTTGATGTTTAAATTCGTGTACAACTGCGTCAAAAATTTGTACAAGAAAATCGGTAATGTGTTTGTAATCCCAAACTAACTCTTTGTTAAAGTTATGGTGTACAATTACCTCTATTGGAGATTCTTTGTTTTTATCGTCTTCAGCATCGTAATATGCGTTAACATAAAATTCTTCTGAGTTAAGATTCTTATCTCGAGCAGTACGAATTTTTAATTCAAATCCCTGTTTCCGAAACTCTCTACGTAACTCAGTTAATAGCCTCTGGAAACTTGTGCCGTGTTTGCTATTGCTTCTAACAGTATTGCAAACCCCGCAAATGGTTTCCATAACGCTGTTCATATTTACAATCTATACGTTACTCTGCCCTTAGATAAGTCATATGGGCTAACTTCTATTTTTACATTGTCACCTAAAATAATTCTAATCTTATGTTGCTTTAATTTCCCGCCCATGTAACACAATAACGGTTTAGGCATATTTTCAACCTTGACCCTAAACATGTTTCCAGGGAGAACTTCTTCAACAGCACCGACTAGTTCAATAATATCGTCTTTAGCCATTATGGTTTGCTGATAACAATTGCGCCGTCTTCGATTTTGATATTCAATGTATCTCCTTCTTTCCATCCAGTATGCTCAAGAAGCTCTGGAGGAAGTTTCATTATAACATTATCCGGGTCTCCGGGAATCTCTTCAAAAATGTCTTCTGCGTTATATGTATGTTTTTCCATGCTATTATTTACCACGTTATTCATCATCCCTATAAGGAACCGGTCTCCAACCCAGACGGTTTAAGTCCAATTCAATTTCTTCAGTTACAACACCTTCTGGCACGTAACCAGTTGCCGGCCGAGCATCTAGCCCATAGCCGGCATCGTTATTGCCAATGCCACTACAGTACCAATCAATGTAGTCACCCTTCTCCTGCATATCAGCAACAATACCACCAGCATGCCGCCAACTGCACGACCAAGTTTCACCTTTCATCTCTTGCCAAAACTCTCTGCTTTGCCAATCCATGTTACACATAGCGGCATACAAGTTTTGAGCATAGTTGTCCGACTCTTTAACTTTGTCACAGAGTTCTTTACTACTACGGAGATCATACTCCATGTTATTCTTTTGCCACTTAGGATCGTGGATCTTGTTAGCCTCATCAATCTTGATCTGATCCCACATGTCAATGTATGCTTGATTGGGTTCTTCGCCCGCTTCTTCTGCACGGCGGATTGCGCCTTCTTTTTGGAAGGTATTACGCTCGGGACTTGATGCTACTTTTTTGTTCAATGGAAACTTCCTTGAAAGCAATGACGCATTTCATGACCGAGGTCGTGCATTGTAGTTTTCTTTCTTGTAAAGATATGGCAAAAATCTTTGCCGCCTTTATCTGTACCCCAGAACGAACAGGCTTCCATGCTATATCCAAACCCACCAAGCCCTCGCCGCTTGCTTTCAGTTTCGCAAGTTTTACGGATATCATCCACTCTATTCCACGTAACTAAAACATTATCGGTCATAGTTTTACTAGCGTCAAACAACGCATTTGGGTCACGCCAATTCGGGTCAAATTGAGCATAAACAGTTGATACTGATAAAGATAAAAGTATTGCTAGTGCCTTTTTCATACGAGCCTCTGTGTGTGTTAAAAATGGTGTAGACGGTAGGATTCGAACCTACAAAGGCACCCAATGGGTTAGCCCCACACCCTCCGTTCGCTTGCGCTACTAGGAGGAGGTATACCAAGTTCCACTCACGTCCACATTGTAATTATATAGCTATTTTGAAATAATGTCAATATCAATTTTACCATAAATACTTTCATGTTAGTTCACCAATTGTACCAAATTAAAAATTTCCCAAAAATCCTAACGGAAATCAATGATATTATACAAACTGCTGGGTTTGTAAACAACCAAATAATTTGTCAAACTCTAGAAGAAGGGCAAGAAGATTGGCACACCGGTATTGGTAGAATCGAAGAGTTAGAAATTCAATCTGAAAAAAAGTATTGTAATATTAATCCAAAACTAAAGGGATCAGAATTAGAAAAGATAATTTTAAAGCATAATGCCTATAGAACTAGGATAATGTCAATGCCAGCAAGACAATGTTATTCAATACATGCCGATCCTAGTAAACGAATACACATACCACTTATTACTAATTCTCAAGCATGGATGATATGGCCGACATTAAACGAATGCCATCATATGCCTCGGGGCAGTGTATACTTAACTGATACAACAAAACCACATACCTTTATAAACGCTCATACAGAAAATCGAATACATATTATTATGTGTGTTGATGATTAATTTTTTAACCGTACTCTAAATGCTATGGTTTTTCTTATATCCTGAGACCATATAGCCGCAGGTCTTGTTGTGTGTAATGTTCGGCCATCATAATCTATAATTCTTCCGGGAACCGAACTTACAATTTTTCCTTCATCGGCCCAGCCTATTTTAAATCCTCTTTCTTGCCCTAGCTTATGTTGTCCTTGAAATTGTTGACGGTCCCCAGTTAATCCAGCAGGATCATCTGGGTAGAATACAATTTCAGCAAACCAAGTTGGATACCATTCTAAATTAGCAACATATAGTATAGTCCTAGTTTGATCATCAGTTTCGTCAACTGTGTCTCGATGCACACCGTGACTACGTTTTACAGATTCGTCTAATTGCCCATTAGTGTATACTCTCCATCCTTGTTCTAAATTTGGATCTTGGGTTGCCGGCGCTTTCCACTCTTGATGGTCCTCGGGCCATAATGCCATTTCCTCAGGACAGCCGGTTATTGTGTATTTGTTGCCAAGTGCTAAATTTATTCTTTGCCACAAGTCCCATATAACAGGATGATTTTTTTCAAGACTAGAATCATCGCTAGCAAAACAAGTTCGATGCATCCACATTGTAGGTAATCGTAAACTCATAATCCTATGACTGTTGTCCATGAATCCTTCTTCTTCTGGGATATAACTAGTCATGTAGGGTCTTACTACTTTCCAAGTAGCATACCATTTTTGTTTATTAATGTACTTCCATACTTCTTGTCTTAAATCGTCTGATATTAGATTATCATAGATATTTACATCAACTGAATTCATATTGTTCCTTATATAAACGGACATACTCCGCTATCTTAATCATTGCTGATATCTTTTAAACTGGTAGTCCCGTCGTTAGTTTGTTGTCTACCTTTATCTTCTTTTCTGGTAATGACAACACACGAGCCATCCCAGTCAGACTGACCCCGTCCTTCGTAGTGTTCGGGACCATGAATTACTTCTTGATGTTCACTAGTATCTCTTTCCATAAAACTGTCTCCTCCGATATGCGTTTTTCAAATGCGGGTTTACCAACATATGATTCTGGTATAATCATAAAACTCTGTTGGAGTTTTGCTCTAGTCTCTCTTCTCAATGCTGTGTCTGTTAGTACATCGTGGTAAAATTTATGTATTGCTGGGTCAGTTCCGTTAGGCAATGCTAGTCCCCAGCTGGCCTCAACTTTAGGATGAAAGCCTTTTATTTTCTCACTGAACGTAGGTACGTTTGGTATAGTTGGAAATCTATTTGTTCCGCTGATAGCAATAATATTAATTTTATCCGAATCAATAAAGGGAGCTACTACGGCCAATTGTAAAACGCCATAGCGTACATGATTACCTAGTACGTCTCTGATAGCATCTGCTCCAGATTTATAGCTTACTGTTGGCACACTCTTGTTATCTTTTGAAACTTGAGTTACCAGGTATCTTGCCGCTACTTCAAAGAATAAACTAGGAGTGGCAATATTGATATCTTTTCTATTCGAGAGTAAGTCTTTTCTAAAGGTTTCTATAGTTTTTATTCCGGATTCTTTAGTTGATATTAATACCATTGGGCCCGCCGCCACTGTGGTAATTAAATCAACTCCTGTGTTTTGTATAAGTTCCGGCGTGGCGATCGGTGCAATAGTAAGTAATGAGGATGCTGTGGCCCACAATGTGTACCCGTCTGGTTTGGCCTTATTGGTAAAATAATTCATTGCAATGGAACCGTTGGCTCCTGGTCGATGTTCAATGATGACTTTATAGCCCTTGGCCTCTAACACTTCAATGTATGGTTTTAGAGCCTGATCTGTTGCACCCGGAGTAAACCCAGATATGATGGTAATTAGTCGATCTGTTGGCTCAAATGCTACTGCTAATTGATTTTGAAGCAGGAACAATGCCATTAAAAAAATTCTAAGCATGTGTTTTTCCTATAAATATTATATGCTAGTATTTAACTAGTATTCTATTCCCTAAAAAATTTTACAATTATGAATAACTTAGATCTACAGACCAAAGGTACAGTTTAATGTTAAACGGTATCAAATTATATTTATTTTTGGTCGTAGATCAAGAAACTAAAGGAATACTGGCACGCTGTTCAAGTGCTAATGTTGCAAATGCGGTTTCTCAGGGAATAACAAATAGTTCCCCTATGACTATCTATTTCCAATTTGCAAATCATAATATTAACAAATATCAAGACGATACTACACTAAATTACAAATTGCAAAGGGCCTATGTCGATGAGACTGGAATGGACAGCGAAACAAATGTAGCAGAACCCGTTAAGGTTGATAGAATAACAGAATCATTTATTGTATCCGAATTTGTTCCACCCAAAGGATGGATCTCTAAAAGAGAAATAGCAAACTTTAGATCAAAAAGATTTAGAGATTTAGAAAATATATGTGATCGATATATTTCTCGTGTAAAAACATTTTGCGGAGATGAGTTATTCTATCAATATCTCGGCAAAGAACTAGACAAGGTATCTGATAGTTATTATCCTGCAAGCATAATAGAATGGGCAGATCTAGCAGAGTTAACAGTTGACAACGCATATCAAGAGTTGAGGATGGATTACGAATCTGTCGGTATCACCTTAATGCGAATACATGCTATATGGAGAAAGTATGTTTTTAAAGTAAACACTCTTAATGCTGAAGAAGAATTTTTAAATTTAGGTATAATAAAGTCATTTGAGACAGAGCTTAAATTTGGTGCTAGAAGATGAAGTCATTGATCGTATCTTGTTCTTTTGAAATAAAAGATCAAAAAAATTTATTAAATAATCGTCCTGACATAGACATCTATAAAGATATATTAAAAGTCATACCAGGATCTTGGTTAGTTGATCGAACAGAGTCTGTAGCATTGCCTTTTAGAAATGTAGTGCTAGAAGAAAATAAGATAATAGAATTCCCAAATCAGCTATCTATGGATTTATTAGATTGTGCGTTGACAAGAGCTAATGATATACTATCATCTCAAAAATTAATTTATTTTTTATGGAGCGGCGGCATAGATTCTACTATGGCGCTAGTTTCTTTTATCCAGGCTGGCGCAACAAAAGATCAATTAGTAGTTGTTTGCAACAGAGACAGTATAAGAGAACATTCTAATTTTTACCAAAATCATATATTGGGAAATTTTAAGTTAGTAGCCTCTGAGGAGTTTATGCAACGAATAAAATTTACCGGTGTTGATGGTATTGTGTTAAGTTGCGAGCGAGGCGACTGCATGTACGGACAAGAGTTTGGCATAGATTTTTTCAACCTCTATGGAGGAGAATCTTTAAAACAAAAACCAACAAGAAATATTATAGTAAAATTCTTTGAAGATCACGGAATGTCTAATAAATCTGCCAATTGTTGGTATGACATTTATATGTTGTCAGCAAGCAAGTCGCCCAGGCCCATAGAAACTGTTTATGACTTTTCGTGGTGGATAAGTTTTTGTTGGCGCTGGCAGTGGGCACATGAAAAAATTAAATTAAGAACTAACATACCTGTAGACATACAGACATTCTTTAGTTCTCCCCAACTGCAACAATGGTCGATAAATCATAGGCAATCAAAAATAACTACTCTTTCGGATTTTAAATACGATTTTAAAAAATTAATTTTTGACTATACCAAAGATCAAGATTATTTTGATAAAAAGATTAAACACCCGTCTGCTACAATTTATTATGCGGCTGATTCGTATGTTGCTATAGATTCAGAACATACTAAAATACGAGCAAAAGATTTTAAATTGTTTGATTATTACACCAAAGAAAATTTTATTTCTGATTGGCTAACAAACTAACAGCTATATTTTCTAATTCTTTTTTATTAATTTTATTAGTTCCTGCCAAAGGAAAACTGTCAACAACCCATACACGTCTCGGATGCTGGTAAGCAGGGCCGTTCTGTAAAGTATACTCTTTTAGTTCTTCTTCCGTTGTGGTAGAACCTCTTTCTAAAATAACAAAGGCATAAGGCCTGTATCCTTTGATATCATCAGGCAACCCTAGAACGAACGCAGAAGCAACACTTGGATGCTTTTCAAGAAGTTTTTCAACTTGGCTTGGATAAACACTATTCCCTCCGCATTTAAACATATCATCTGCCCTGCCTTTGAAATAGTAAAACCCGTGTTGGTCTACTTCAAAAAGGTCATTGGTAATAAAGAATCCATCCTTAGTGATTGATGGGTTTTCTCGTTTGTAGTACGAAGTCATCATGCTAGGACTTTTAATTTCTAATATACCGTTGACTAACCGATACTCAATACCCGGATACGGATAGCCTACACTAGCGGGGGGTCGGGGTAAGTTGTCCGGGTGCGCTCCAAACAATCCAGGCCCTACTTCTGTAATTCCGTAATTGTTAGTAATGATAGTATTAGGGAAATATCGATTAATATTATCAATTAATTTTTGACTCATAGGAGATGATGCTAATCGAATTTGTCTAACTGATGTTAAATTAAAATCACTTATATTGGATTCTTGCATCATCATAGCAAGCATAGTTGGGATACCGTAGATAGTATTAATTTTATATTTTTCTATAGATTGTAAACAAATCTGGGCATCAAACTTTGGTAATAACACTATTGTAGAATGTCCCGCAATGGATCCTTCTAAAGTTGTTAATCCGTTAGCATGATATAAAGGTGCTGATATTAAAGTAATTCTTTTAGAGCTCCATGCTTTATCATTAGTTGTATATCGTAAAATAGACCAAGCGTGTCTCTTGTGGGTTAATACTGCACCTTTTGGATCACCGTAAGAACCGGAAGTATATAATAAAAATGCAGGGTCTTCTTCGTTGGGCTGGTATGTTTCAAATCCACCGTAATCTAGATACTCATCAAATTTAGTTAGGACTAGTTTTGATTCTGATTCATTTACAATAAAAGATATTTGCTCCGGTGTTAATTTATTATTAATAAGTACCGGTATTGCACCTATTCTCATAATTCCAAAAAATGTTGCCACATATTCTATTGAGTTATCGGCCAGCATAGCGACCTTGTTACCAATTTGTATTCCTTGACTAGACAGCACACGGGCAACAGCATCGGCCATGTTATCAAGTTCCTGGTAAGTTATTGATTTTGGCTCAGGATGGCTAAGGTCGATTATTGCAACTTTTGATGGCCCGGCATATAAGTCGATAGTTTTGCCAATATTTGTAATTGTCTCTAACATAAATTATTTATGATTAATATGCGCATATAAATATATTTTTAATACAACAGGACACTTATGAGCCATACTCCTTTACCAGAATCAGACAAACCATGGATGTCGGGCGATGCCGGCTTTCACCAAACTTATTATCCAATGAGTTGGGGCAAGAAAAATAGTTACGTCTTATTTTCTCCGGGCATAGATCGATTTTTCTTAGTAGATAGCTATGATCCGTGGATAGTATTTGAAACGGGGAGAATATTATCGTCGAAGTGTTCTAACGTTGTTTATATCTTAGATCAGGTAACTCCCGATATGGATAATTCAAATTGCTTAGAATTTACAACCTCACATAAAATGGTTGATAAGCAGTACGGTGGCCCCATAGTGTATGCCCACAGACAATCAACTATTGCTATGAAGATTAAACCCAATATGATGGTGCATAGAGGATGGCCTGAAGAATTCCAAGAGCCAGATCGCAAAGCAATGTTATTAAAACTACAAGAGTATGCTTTGTTTAGTTTACGAGTTGTACACGCACTAACTGCCGCGCTATGTTTTAGAAATTCATTTACACAAAGAAGCTATATTGATACATTCTTCAATGGAGAATATCCTAAAGACTTTATAGCTAGAGTAGATGGAACTAGTAGCGATGAGGGCATTGAATCTTCAATTAAAACAATATTATATGAATCAGACAGTGTTGAAGAAGCATTAGAACGTATTCATAATTCTTGGAGAAGTTATACTTCAAGCGAAGTAACCGGAATTAGACAATTTTTTTATTATAATATGCAATTAGAACAACCTAAAGATTTGTACGATTTAGGAAACATTGGAAACTTAGATAAAGATAAAAATCAACAAACAATGTGGGTAGCATAATGCTAGATTTAAATAAAAAATTATACCTAAGCGGTATTACATACAATTACTATCAAGAACAGTTTTGGGAAAGCATTAGACAAGAATCCGGAAGTGGTGGGAAGTTTATGCTTGATTTAGGAATATATTATAAGCCCCAGAGATTTGTTAGTCGAAACGGAGAATGGTCCATGCCTTGGCCACAGGATATTCCGCCAGGGTTTGAGATGCCATCTTATGATCCTAGTTTTAATAAATCATATGGCCAAATATGTGACGAACGTGCGATAGAAATTGCAGGTTTAATTAATTCTAAAAATCAAAAATTTGCTGTTATGTACTCTGGAGGTATTGACAGTACTATTATAATGGCCGCCTTGATAAAGAACTTGTCTAAAGAAGAATTAAAAAATATTGCAGTTTGTGCCAATTCATATTCAATGATTGAAAATCCAACTTTTTGGAAAAAATTTATCTGGGGCAATTTTAAGATGTACGACTCTTCTGTAACAAAGTACGATAATCTAATTGCAGATGGGTACAGACCCATTACCGCAGACGAGGGCGATTGCTTATTTGGCACTATGGGATTCTTAGAGCTACAACAGAACTTTGAATACTATATACAAAATTTATCTGCTGAGTCACAAACACACTTGTCTAGTATACGCAATAAGATGACATCGAGTGATATTCATTATTCGCAGTTTAAAGATTTGATTATCGAACACTGGAATATTCCTAGCAATAAACAACTAGGAGCATCTTGGTATGATAAGTTTGAAAAGAATATACAAACTGCAACAGTTCCTATTGTAAGTTTGCATGACTATTATTGGTGGTTATTGTTTAATACTAAATGGGTTAGTTGTGCTATTAGAACATCTGTATTCTTAAGTGATAGACAAAACTACCAAAGTGTAATAAATGATTGGGCTATGAATTGGGGTAGCACGGATGATTTTCAACGTTGGTCTATGGTGAATAACAATAATGGTGAGAAGATTGGACTAGGTGCTACTACTTATAAAATGGCCGCTCGTAAGTACATTTATGATTTAGATAAAAATGATTGGTATTTTTATTTTAAATTAAAACTAGGATCCCTTGCTCCTAATATAATGTTCCATCAAGATGTTAGCAATGTTCCTGTTGAACTACGGCCTAACGCAAGGTTTGGTATTGACAGTGACTATAACGTATTAAGTATTGATGACCCTAGTGTACAAGATTATATTAAACACTATATGTCTACTTATGAACGTGATTGGTGATCAGTTCTAATAAGTTTAATTAACCAGTAGCCAGGATCTAATTCCCACCAACGTCTTCCACCATAGTTAGGGTTTTGCGGATCCTCATGGTGATTGTTATGCCAGCATTCTCCTAAAATGAACGGAAATAACCAGGGTAAATTAACAGCATCGTTATCTAATTTATAATTAGTGTAACCTAATTTGAGATTGTGACCTAAACTTGTTTGTATGCTGTAGCTATGGAACGTAATGAAAGCAGGTAGCATCATAGTATACAGCCACAGGTCAACACTTATTAGCGCAACTATTAGATGGCTAGCCCATAACAATTTTATATAATGTTTATGAATGAATACACAGTCATCGTCTCTTAAAAGCTCAATAACATATTTAGAATTCATACTTCCTTCTTGAAGTTTAAACATCCACAAAACATAGCTATGCCAAAATCCTTCTTTTGGACTATGCGGGTCGCCTGCTTTGTCTGTATACCTGTGATGATATCCTCGGTGAACCAACACCCAAAAGATTGGACTTCCCTGGCCGGATATTAACGCAAACCACAGCATTAGTCTTCGCATGAATTTTGTAGTTGTAAAGCCTTTATGGCTTAACATTTTATGGTAGCAAGATGTTACACCTAAAATTTTAATACAAATATATCCAACTATTGTTGCAAATATCCACCAGCTTGGTGCAGAGCCTTCAAATAATTTATAAAGAGCCCATACTCCAAATATTTGAAGAGGTATAACACTACCCAAGAGATTAGGTATAGTAAACATGTTTTTTATAATTTGTTTTGTTGACGATTCCATTGCGACAATAATTCCTCCGAGCCATTATAAATTATCTTCTGCCAGCATGTAGAATCACATTCGTTAGGGCAAGTTAGATACTTATAGTTATCTGTTTTAAATTCTAGTCCGTGTTTTTTAAAACTTCTTATACACCAATCTTCCCAACCAGCTTTTTGTCTACTAATAAAATACAATTTACATTCTGTATTTTCTTTAAGCCAATTAATTTGACTAGATAGTGTAATGGCCCAATTTTGTCCAACACCATTTGGCCAAGTTAATCTATTAGCAGGCTTCCATGTTCGATTTAAAATACGATAAATGTTTTCCGGCCAACAAGGTCTGCCGGCAATACTAGAGCATAGTAACGGAACATCGTTTTCAAAATAGATTGTTAATGCTACAGCAAAATTAAAATTTTCTTTGCTATAGTTTCCCCACAACCGGTGAGTTCGATCTTGGTATTGTTCTCCTCTTAAAGAATCAAATATGCTATCTAGCTTGCTATCTGATCCTGGGATCCAAGTAACTGCATACATTATTTTTGTAGCCTTGCTATTAGGTCAAAATAGTTTTCTTCGTAAATTCCCCACCATTTATCTTTAACAGTATCAAACCATTTTATGTTTTCGTGTTTAAAAATTTCTGCTGACTCGATAGTTTCATATCCTGTATACTTTGGTCTACGTTGTAATTCAAATCCGCTAAGTTGATTAAACACAAGGCCTTTAGTAGAATGGTTACCTAACTTTCCGGGAATCTTATTATTTGCAAGATCCTGCATTATAGGATGCAATAAAAATGATAAGTATTGCTCTGGGGTATGCGCTAGGAAAAAAGGACACCCGTGTATTTTATTAACTTCAAAGTGCGTTAAAACACTATGAAATATTTCTAGCTCATCAACAACCCATTCACCGCTATCTAGTTTTTTCATATGCGGAGGTCCGTGACTTCCCATTACTACAGTTCCGTCAAGCTGACTAACACCATAGAAAGTAGGCGTTAGCTGAAATGCGGCGCACTTTGAGGCTAATGCAATTTCTATACATTTTCCTGATTTGATGAAATCGTCAAAGTCGATATCGATTATTAAGGGCTTTAGATTTTTATTTTGACAAAAATCTAAAGCATATTGTATATCGTGAATGTTATAATTAGGAGTTAGCTTGATGATAACAGGGGTTATATCAATACCTAAAGACAGGAATATGTTTAATGCATACTCGCTATCGACTCCTCCGCTGTACATTAAGTACAACTTCCCTTGTTTATTTTCGTAAACTTGTTCTGCTACTTGTTTTGATACTTGATGATAGTTAGCAGTTTTATTACTTGGAGGATCTATTTCAACGTTAAATGTTGGACCGTTCCCTACTGTGCGTAAGTAGTTATTTTTTAAAAACTTCATTTAATCCTCATTCAACACCCTCTAGCCAGTCGCCTTTCCACTGGCGGATAGTTTCGCCACCGTCCATTTCACGACATATCCACTCTGCTTTAACGCCTTTGCTTTTTGCGTGTTGTTTCATAACTAGTGTTCGCTCAGCAACAACAGGATCAGCTGTGTATTCTTTTCGAGCATCATCATCAGAGAACATAGTTCTTGTGGTACGAGTTAGTGCTTCAGGATCTTCAGTAAACACTCTCTCAAGCATTTTTCCAGTGCGTGAATAATTTTCTGTAATATGATCTACGACGGGCGCCAATCCTCCGCCAATCTCCTCGTATTGCTGAGTATATGATTCAGCATCGGGCCACTTTTTAGTAAGTGTAACAATAACAATATTTGCCATAGTAATTCTCCAGTTCTCTTGTATTTATATGATTATTTTGTTGCTGTAATTATAATCATTGCCTAGGTCAATAATTGTGTTAGAATCAAGCAACTTTAGAAAATTATCAGTCGGCTTGCCGCAAACACGTATTTGACGCCGGGTGCTAGAACAAAGAGATACTCCATGTAAAAAATGATCATTAGTTAAAAAAACTTTATCGTAGGCTTTAAACGGGGTTTTTACCATGTCGTTATCTAATGACCACCACAGAGGTGACCCACCGTCAGTTATATTAATATTGATAATAATATATCCTTTCCTTGCAATGATGTTATGTACAGGATTAATTTCAGTTTTTTGGTAGAATCGATCTCGGTGTATAACGCTGAAGCTATTCGGTTGTAGAGCAATACACGATATACTGTTTAGTTTAGAAAAAGGTAAATTTTCATAGATCCATTTAACTATTTTTAAATCCTTACACTCATCTTTTAACTTATACTCAGCATCTAAAGTTGACATTCTTGATGCAACCCAATCTTTATTTTTGATAGATTCAACTAGAGATTTAGAAGTAAGTGTTGCTATATCAACAATTGTGTCAACATTAGCAATCTCTAGCATTTGATATGCAAGCCAGCTACGATGTGTACCTTGTACAAATTGCTTTGTCTGATTTGTAAGTTTAATGCAATCAGATTGATCATAAATCTCGTCAGGAACCATTCCCCACACCTTGTTTAACTCGCGGGTTTCTAACATATGATCGTAAAAATTGGCTCGCCGTTTGGATAGAGGGATTATTACTTTGTCGTATTCTTGTGTAAATTCTTCCCTATCAAATTCTAAATTTAATTTAGCGTAGGCTAAGTTTGTCAGTTTCATCGATTATTTACCTGGGGCTTAATAAGTATATTTAATTTAGCGTAGGCTAAGTTTGTCAGTTTCATCGATTATTTACCTGGGGCTTAATAAGTATATGATGGATTATGGATTTGAAGATAATAGGTTCTATGTTGAGTATAGTGGGTGTACTTGCCCACCTACTAACATTCGACACGAGTCCGATCTCGAAGCGCAAAGATTATATGCTATTAACAATAAACTTATTTTATGTCTAAGCTCAGGGCTTGACAGCCAAACTGCACTCCATAGTTTTAAATCTCAGGGCATTCCTATAGACTGCTACTTTATGCATCTTAAGGGATTTAATGATTCTGAATTTGAAAATTTGAAAACTATTGAGCGTAAGTACAGTTTTAAAACTAACATTATAGAAATCGATCCAGAGAAAAACAGAGACGAATGTTTGCATTTAGCTAACGCACATGACACAAATCCTCACCATGCTTTACATTACTTGTTTGTTAATCAAATGCCAAAAGAACACGATATAATACAAGTACATACTCCATGGTTTGTAACTAAAAAATCTAGTGGTAAACATTATTTGTATCATAGTTTTTACGATCCTGAGATATCAAGAATCCAGTTGTTGTCTAAAATACAAAGAACGGGCAACATTAAATCGTTTGGTAGCACTGGCGAATATTTTGCAAGTGTCATCAGCGACGAAGTAATTGATTATTTTTTAAAGAGTTGGCAATTTTATAACGACCCAACTATTACCCGTAGAGGGGAACCATTACACGATGTATTTCGATATGAGTTTTATGTAAAACCTTTATTGTACGCTAAACACTGGGGAGATGAGTTATTTTACTTTCCTAAATTTGCCGGATTTGAAAATATCCCGTGGTTAGCAAACTTAAATAATGAAACAAAAAGGGAACATATGGTGTTTGTTGAAAAAGACGTATTACTTAATTTTTTATTGACAAGCACTGATACTAAAAAATTCTATGAAAGTACATGGAATAATTTAAACTAACAGGAAAAAAATGTTAAACTTTAAAACTAAATTTCAAGAACGGATTCCACGCTCAGTAGCTAAAGTTATTACTTGGCGTATTCTAGTAACTATTACTAACTTTGTTGGTGGCTGGTTAGCAAGCGGTAGCTGGATGGTCGGATTAGGTGTTGTTAGCTTTGCTCTTGTAGTAAACAGCATACTTTACTTCTTCCATGAGCGCGGTTGGAATGCAACAGATTGGGGTAAGAAAGTAGCAGATAACTCCTCTGAAACCCAAAACGATAAATAAACGTGTAGGAGTCATGACCTACACAAATTTAACGTTAAATATTGGAGAATTAACAATGAGCAAAAAACACGTAAAATGGGTTCTAGCACATGAACCGATCGAGTTGTTTATCCGTGCTGCCAAAGTATTTGCTGAAGAAGTAAACACTAGAGCACCTGGTCAACTTGAAATTGAAGTTATGACTATGAGTGAATACGCTGAAAAGTATAACAATGGCGTTGTTGTAGGTAAGCATGATCTTGTTGACTTACTAGACGCTGGTGATATCGAAATGTCACAGACCTACACAATTACATTAGGTAAACTTAACAAAGACTTCTTTGCGTTAGATTTACCATTCTTGTTTAAGAGTCACGATCACGCAAGCCGTGTATTCGAAGGCGAAGTTGGCAAACAGTTGTTAGACAGCTTACAAGAAAATCGTAAAGTTAAAGGCCTAGCATTTACATACTCAGGTGGCTTCCGTATTATTCCAGGTAACGAGACAGTTGCTAAGATTGAAGACCTACGTGGCATGAAAGTACGTACAAGCCATAGCCCAGTTGCTATTGAAACATTCCGTACATTAGGTGCAGATGTTGTTCCGATGGAACTTGAAGAACTATCAGAGAACTTAGGTTCTGCTAATGTGACAGTTGGTGAAAGCACATACCCACGTGTATATGCACTAGGACATAACAAAGTTTCTAAAGTTATTAACCATACAGAACACAGCTTGTTCTTAACAACTATTTTGATTGGTACTGACTTCTGGAATTCATTAGACAGCGACTTACAAGATATTGTTTCTGAAAGCGCAAAAGCTGCCGCACGTTTTGAGCGTACTTTAAGCATTGCAGACATTGCATTGGTACAAGCTCGTGCAGAAGCTGATGGCATTGAAGTTATTAAAATGAGCGAAGTTGAACAAGCTCGTTTTGCCAAAGCAACTGAAGTAGTTTACACTAAGTTTGAAAATTATTTTACACCAGGCTTAGTAAGCAAAATCCAATCAAAATAATTTTTTGATTAATTAAAAAGGGTCCTAAGGACCCTTTTTTTATCTTTGATATAAATTAAGTATTTGTCTAGACTCTTGGCAGTCGGCCACCTGCCCCCCGAGATCTTTTATTATTCTCACTGCTTTAGCTACAAGTTCGGCATTTGTTTTTGCTAGGACTCCTTTTTCAAGATATATGTTATCTTCTAATCCTACACGAACATGACCGCCATATAACCAACTTTGTGCTACTAGAGGCATTTCCATCCGTCCTATACCAAATGCTGACCAAACTGCTCCTGCAGGTAATTGCCTACGAGCATAGTCTAGTGTTTCTGGACTAGCTGACCAACCGTATTTGATACCCATAGCAAACTGCCATAGTGGCGGGCTTTCAATAGTACCATCTGCTACAAACTCTTGTGCAATATGGAAGTCTCCGCTATCAAAAATTTCTAATTCTGGTTTACATCCAACTGCTTGTACACGTTTTACCATTTCTCTAGTTATTCGTCTATGATTTATTCTTATACCATCACCGGCTTGATGCATAGTATTAAAATCTATTGAACAAATGTCCGGACGTATTAACTCTACATGTTCTACACGCTTATCTGGCATTAGTAATAAAGATGAAGGAGCACCCTGTGCAAGATTAGTCATACTAGGTAGATAGTATGCTCCCGGCCCAGTTGTAAGATTGATTATCACTCTATTGTTTTCTTTTTTAATTCTATCTACGGTATCTCTATAGTATTCAACATCCATCGATGGTAATGATGTTTTAGGATCCCTAACATGAATATGGACTACGGAAGCTCCTGCCTCGGCCGCTTCTAGACTCGATACAGCTATTTCTTCGGGACTAACAGGCAGATAAGGTGTTTGTTCTCTAGAAGTAACTGCTCCTGTAATAGCACAAGTTATAATTGTGCTCATATAGTGACTCCGCCGTCCACTGGTATAACACACCCAGTCAGTTGTTTCATTCCAAAAACAATAGTTTCTACGACCTCTGCTACATCCTGTGCTGTTGAAATTTTTTGTAGAGGTATAGTTTTTTTAACAAATTCTTCTTGTTCAGGAGTACGTTTTTGAGTTATACCGGAAACAGGAAGTGGCAACCATGCTGGAGCAACGGCAATTACTCTTATTTCCGGAGCAAGGAAATTGGCCAACGCCTTTGTTAATACGTCGACCGCACCCTTTGATGCTGCATACAACGGATTAGCTCTTGAAGGCCTATTCCCTGATGCAGAAGAAATATTAATAATGACTGAATCGTTTGATTTTTTTAATAAATTTAAAAATTCTCTTGTGGTTAAGATTGTTCCTTTAATATTCGTATCAATGATATCATCAATCATATCATCTGTTAACCCTTCTAAAGTTGCAGGTCTTGGAGCATTTCTGCCAGCATTGTTTATAAGAATATCACACCTTCCAATTTTTAAATTTACTAGTGCAGCGGCTTCTTTTAAAGATCCAGAATCAGTGACCGATGCCAGTATCGCAATGTGTCCTAATTCTGAGTTTGGCAACTGATCTAACATAGACTGTGCGATAGTTAAATTTTTTCTAACAAGGGATACAATTTGAACTCCGCGATGTGCAAGGGCATAAGATATTGCAGATCCGAGTTGGCCCGACCCACCGGTAATTACCGCAACTTTATTCTGTGTCATTTGTTATTCCTAGAAAATTTAGTAGTTCTGTGTTGGTCTTGAATATTCCTATACTGATACTTTTTCGAGATCCAATGATATTATCTACATCGTGCAACACATTAGTCGATATTAAATACCACTTGTTTTTTTCAAGTACTGCTGATTCTAACAGTTCCAAATTATTATAGTCAACAAATCCACTGTCGGATTGCTTGCCTCCTTGAATTTTTGTACGAAAAATCTGTTTGCCGTTTTCTTGGTACCAGCTGGTAATCGCATCGCCGCCTGTATCTATTATGTAATTTAAGGCAAACTCTCTGCCTATATCAGAATGTACAATATGGGTGCTAGGCATATTTTCTTTTGATTCTTGTAGCTGAGCTATTACTATTAACGACGGGTCCAAATATGGAATAGTTTGATTAAGCCAATCCATTAATGGTTTGTAATCTTTAATCCTTGCACGAACATACCTACATGAAACAAGATCGCGATTGCCTTTTTTGTGGTTATATCCATATCCAATATCATCAACCGTCATCACCTGGCTTGGATCTATGGAAGATCGAAACCACAATAATTCGGTAGGGATTGGCGGAAGGTTAACTTGACGATAGTATTTCATTATGAAATATTTATGACGATTACCCGCTTGTATAAATATTTCCATGACGCAGATACCCCCAGGAGTTAGCGGCCGTGCCGCATACTACGATCCAAATTTGATTAGTCAAGAAACGCTAGCTAACGAACTAGCTTTGCTTAACCTTGGACCGTTTGAACCTTTAAATATTCAAATCAACCTTGAACAATACTCACAAGAAATAAAACAATTTGACAATGACTGGGTTGATTATCTTCCGCGAACTGACAGGCCCAACAATCGTCGAGCATTGACGCTTACAAACTTGCCTGGAAAATCGCACAAAGATGTTCCTAGTCTTGCTGAAGCTAGTTATGCCGCTGGCCGAAGATTAAGTGAACTTGAGTTTGATCAACCTACCGATGTGTATCGTGCTTGCTCTAGCCTACATCCATTCCTTGAACAATGGCAACCTCTAGGCCGAACATTTATTGTGCAGAGTAATACAGGAGGATACTTTGTTCCGCATCGCGATCATCCTAGTATGCCTCGTGAATGTTTTAGACTAATTGTATTTTTACACAACTGCGGGCCATTACAATACGACTGGCTAATGGACGATAGGAAAATGAATATACAAATGGGTCAAGTGTACTATGTCAATACACGCATGACGCACCGTACTATAAGTTGGGTTGATAATAGTCAACACTTAATTTTGAACATTCCGTTTACTACTGAGAATGTTTCAAAAGTAATTGCTAATTTACAACATACCCATTAAATAAGATCCCACGGGTCTTTTTTAAATCTTAAACTTATTGCTAGCCTAGATTTATCACTGGAATTGCTCACACTATGTGGAACATCAGTACGCCATATCACAGGTTGTGTAAGTGTAAATTCAGAGACCTTAACGCATCTAGATTTATCGAAATAATTGTAAGGCTGACCATTATGGGTATACTGTACTGGCGGTTTGTAATCACTGGACCATAATTCAGTTATGCTGTGTTCGCAATTTTCTAAAGGAATCTGTATCGCCAGTTGATCACCAAAGTTTTTATTCGGTCTAAAGTCTGTATGTATTCGTCCTACGGCATTCGGCTCTACCTGTATTAACACAGATCTTAGAATTTCCATCCCCATAAAGGTTCTGTTTGCTATGTTGACTTCTTGAAAGAAATGAAAATTACTAGGGAGATGTTTTAGATAATCTTCTTTAATTCTGTTGACTTCGGTTAAGTCTAGGTCAATGTATTTCCAGTAAAATAATAGCGCATTCATGCTATATTTACACTATATAAATAAATACACTATATAAATACAAGATGCTGAACATATTTCTAAATCGAAAAACTCAACGTGCATTTACAGACAATGCAATACCTCAAGAAGATATTGATACAATACTAGCCGCAGGCTGTTCTGCTCCTAGTAAACAAAGAGCGTATCCTTGGAGAGTAGTAGCACTAACTCAAAGTAATTCAGCTGTTGAATTAAAGAATCAATTATTCCTAAACAGTTTTATCAACACACCTGTTCATAAGCACTTGCTAACAGCTAAAGCACCTTTAGTCTTAGCATGGATTGGAGTTCCTATCTTAGATAACTATGATTTGGGTTTAGAATCAAATAATACTTCAGTTCGAGAACAGCATATGAATACTAATACAAGTTTGCTCGATGCTAAGACTCGATATACTATACGTTCTAGAGCTGAAAAAGATATTATGGTGGCTGCAAGTTTTTCCATGATGCAAGCCGAATCTCTTGGGTACAGTACTGCATTTACAGCTTGTTTTATAGAATCAACTGCTAAGTCTATTTTAAATATTGATGAACACGAATGGCCAGTTATATTTTTATCTATCGGTTTAGCTGATAATAATATAGGGCGCAATCCTGTAATAAAAGAAGAAACCGTAATAGGGTTTAGCGACCCAAGACCCTTTCCCGAACCTGTAAAATTGTCAGCTGTTGAGTTAGCAAAAATTATTTAACTGTCGGATATTAATTGAGATCAACCCAAACAGAGCCAGTGTAACCTTGGAACTTGGTACTGGTGGTATTAAATATCATCATACCTGCCGCAGGTGATGTAATGGCTGTATCCCTAGCTGTATTATCGGCATATACCGCTAATCGCATTGCACTTGTAAAAGAAACTTGCTGTTTAGAATCTACAGTTAGTGCTACAACAGGTGTTCCTACTGTTCCCGAAGTAGATATAGTTATTTTTGTAGGAACAACCCCAGTCGATACTACACCATCAACAGTGGCACTAATGGCGGCCTTTGTTTGATAAGAAGTACCATCAAAGCCAGCAAATGCTATGTCAATAATGTCATCGTTTGCTTGTACTGCAGATGGGGAAACAGATGAACTCCTGGCTCTAAAGAAAGTTGCATTAACGGCATCAGGTGTGTTGTGTGCTTGTGATATTTGGAACACACTGGTAGTAGTAAATGTACTAGTAACAATACCAACCCGCCCGTCATTTGTGTTATCACCAAAATTTATTAATTTAAAACCCTCCGCTGAAGTATTTGCAGTATTATACAATGTTATCAAACCAGGTGCTGTAATTTTACTAGTTGTGATGTTCGGTACACCAAGTGTTGATCCTATAATACTTGGGGCGCTGAGTACTGGTGCTGAAAGAGTTAATGTAGCTGGGGTATACAATACTTGGTGTGTCTTTAGAACAGAGCTAGCATTGTTATTTGGTAAAAAAGGAACATAGTGGAAGCCTTCATTGCCTATTGCCAGTTGCGGAGTTACTTCGGTATTAGCAGAATTTACCCAATTTGATCCGTTATATTTTAGCACTTGGCTCGACGCTGGGCTATTAACAATTACATCGGTCAATGCATTTAAATTTAAATTAACTGCCGCATCTATCCTGTTATTGCTATCATTGTAGGTAAAGGTAATTCCAGTATGAACTCCGTTAACCAATGCCGCCGCAACATCGTCTTGTGCTCGTTCAGCAAGATAATATTTGTTAGTTGCGCCTTCAGTAACATTGTCAGTTGTAAGTACAACAGCTCCAGTTTGTGAATTGATGCTAACTACAGTTTGCACCGCCTTACCCCCGGCAGTAGATCCGTCCCCAACCCATAGCGGACTAACTGCTTGTGCCACATGATTGGTTACATATAATAGTTCGCCTTCAGCAGGCGTTATTGTCTGTCTCGATGCATTACTGCCTCTTCTAAATTTTAAAGCCATGACTCTATATCTCCGTAGTTTTGGATATCTTTACATAGTATTTATTAAAATAGACAAAACAAAATTTAACGCTATCTATACTGAATTTTTAGAAATTACAGTTTTAAAGTGCTCGTATATCCCTGCTTTTTTTGCAAATTCTTCTGAAAATATACCGTCTATTCTTAGTGCCCAAGCCATACAGTCATTTGGGTTACTGGACCCGTGGAAGTTAGTATTATCAAATAGTAGTGCTTTTGAAGTTGAATATGTCCGTTCTCCTTCTGAACTCTCGCATAAAAACATCTGTTTCATAACCGGCCCTGTAATCCATACAAACATATCCTTAACATCTGGGTTTTTCCTAGCCCATTCTGGATAATCTGAGTGTATGGTACCTTCAGTATTTGGCTCGCTTATGAAGAACATAACTCTTCCGTAGCTTGAAAATATCCCTTGTTTATCAATCCAGTCAAACAAAAATTTAAAATCGTCGACAAATTTATTAAAAATCATATCATCTTTTTTATGTTTTTTAAAAAAATTTGGACTGTATGCTAGGACAAACCTATACCCTAGTGTAGGTGCCCCCTTTAGTTTTATAAATAAATCTTCTGCTTTTTTATTCGGAGCAATATTTTCTATTTTAGCTTTTTCAATTTCATAAAAGTTATCAACTTGTGCTAACGAAGTAGTCTGTTGAGCAAAGCATATTTCAAGGGCATTATGATTTTTTGCAATAGCCCAATTTATATCTGTTGATAACGCATCAAACGCTTCGATGTCTAAGAAATTATCTAGATTAACAAATGGTTGATTAGCTACTAGTTTCATAATCGGTTGGTTGTAATTTGTTTATTGTTTCTTCAAACCCTGGATTTTTTACAAGTCGGATAGCAAATACACATCGATGGTCTAGGTTGCCTCTGTTATCAACGGCGTGCCATGTGTCTGTTTTTAAAATTATAGCTTGATTTGCACTCACGCTATCTACAATGTCCCAGGTAGTGCTATCTCTAAGAACGCTTAAATCTGACGGTTTAGAACCAATTGTCCTAGGTTTAGAATTTGTAATTGATGCATCTAACCCATTAACTCCCAGTACGCCCGGCGTAAATTGATCTGGCCTAATCCAGAGCACGTTACTACCTTTACAGCCTCTCAACGGTAAATTAATGCTCACATGGCGAGGATCGGCTCCGTCATCAACATGCATCTCGGCTAGTTTATCAGCTAACTGAATAAACAAATTTACATGGTGTATTTCAAAACCTGCCGTTCTAATATCTCGTATAATTTCTAACTCGTTTAATGTATCCCATGTAAACAAAGGAGTAGTTATGTATTCAGGTGATCGATGATAGATGCTAATTAGATTGCTAGTGTATTCACTATTAGATTTTGCAAAGTGATATATTCTTTTTTTAATTACTTCGTCTAATTTATTGTTTAATAATTCAATATCACTTTGATATTGTTTTTTTAGTACATGATAGTTTTTCATATTTTCTTAGCCATGTAATAATAAACTGGGCGGGCACCTAATGCTTCCGCCATCTTTAAAGCAGATTGGTTCTTAACATGTATATAACTAGCAACTCCCCAACATCCTAGTTCTCTAGCTATATCTTCAAGCAATGTTCTAAGAACTCTATAAATTCCTAGACCTTGATATTGCTTAATAACAGAACCAACTACTAACCAAACAGATCCTTGTTTGCTTACAGTACGTGTACTATATACAATAGCACCGATAATTTGTCCGTCATGTTCTGCGTATATACACGCACAATCTTGGTCTTCCCAACTGGTAATAGGATGTGCATATCCTGAATCTATAAGGTTAGCTAACTCTCTTAAAAAGAAAGTGTATGCCGGACTGTGTGCAAGTGCATCAAATCGATAGTAATTGATTTGGTTGCCTGCACTATCAGCTTTAGTTAGTAATAGCTGTGATTGCATTATTTAGTCCTTCTCTATCTTTAGGTATGTTATAATAATATCTTTGAGTACTATTATCATTTTTATTTAGAAAATTTACAACTTCATTATACGGAATCATCACGGCATCTTTTGTCAACGGATTGTACCCGTGCAGATATTCAATCTTTTCAAATCCGGCATATTTTGGAAAGTAAATTAACTCATCTCCCCAATACTTACCATAGATAATTGGCTTTATATAATAATCCCATCTATCATAAGTTTTAAGATTCTTATTTGGCACTATAGCACCATTTTCATCAAAGTATCTAGCAGACATAATTGCCCCTCTAAACACGTCGTCGTCTAAAATTGACGCTAAGTATTCTGGGGTATCGCCGTAAAAGATATTCTTTCCTTTTCTATTTAAACTTTCAAACGCACGGTGCCGGGCTATTTCGGGATGATAGTACCCAGTAAAATATGTTAAGTTTTTATAATCAGGATGCACTACTACGAATGGATCGTGTGTATTTTGTATAAAATTGCACTCGTCCGGCAACATACTTAAAAACTTTCTTTGCAGTACGTTGTTCTTACCTGGTATATCAAGTAGCTTGCTAGTCTCTATGATCTCTTCTTTAACTGCTATAGGATCAATATCTAGTATCTGGGTCTTAATACTGTATTTTTTATCTAATATTTTTACTTGCTCATACTCGTTATCATTACAGCCAGGCATATAAAAGAATACAGTTTCTAAAGGTATACCCTGTTGATTGAAGCTGTGTAAAATGCATTGACTATCTAACCCGCCGCTCAAGCCTAACAGTAACTTCTCACCGGTGCTGCCAAGTTCGCGGGCACGTTGGTCGCACTCTTCTTTCATGTTACCATGGGGACGTTTACAAGATGTGATGTCTATATAGAACCGATTATTTTCAAACCCGTATATCATAAGTTAGAATCCAAATATAATTTTACGCATTTGACTAAAATTAATTGATGTGTCTACTGCTCTTAATGTATAGTTCATCTAGTATTTATAGTGCAGATAATGTAGCCAAAAAAATAGCACCCAAAGGTGCTAAATTAATGATAAGTTTTTTTGTGTCAGGAAACTTACCAAACCCCGGATACACAGCCCATCCCACATTTCGTGTATCGCGGATGCTGGATTCTCAGCCTAGGCTAAGGTGGGCCAGCAGTTACTTACAGAGCGTAACGATCACTCATTACAGTCTTGAGCATGATGCCTTCTGGAGTGAATTGATCCATATCAGCGGCTAGCAAGCTAGTCATGATTGATGGGCTAAATCCACTTACCAATGCGGCACCACTCTTGTCAGCCGCCACAGGCACGTTACCGGTACTGTTTAGGTTCCAGAAAACAATCTGCGGCACAGTGTAACCTGCATCTGCGAACTTGCGTTCGATCATTTGCATTGCGCTGTCGTCGTAACGGGCGCATTGGTCAAACTGCATGTCTGACAAGATTAACAACATGGCTGGCATGTCGCTAGCTGGTACAGAACCCTTAACTGCAACGCTTAGGATCTTGTCCATAGCGGCATGCAAGTTAGTGCTCATTTCCCAGTTGCTCTTAGACATTTGTTCCACCTTTTGAACAATGTTACCCTTTAGGGTTACAAGTTCTGGCTTGCTGGAGAAAGTCAAGAATGTGTCCTTGAACGCACCCTTGTTCTTATCTGCCAAGTACAAGCCAAGGCTAACTGCAACGTCCAAACAACGCACATCGCCCTTACCACCTGTTGGGGTAGTCATAGAACCTGATACGTCAACTAGAGGTAGAATACTTGCGTCACCTACGTAGTTAGGCAGAGCGTCCCATTGTGCAATCACATGGTCAGTTTCTGTCTTGTCCAGCTTGGTGTAGCTGTGAGCGATTCCCTTCAGCACATCATGTGGGAAGATTGCGTTGGCGTTAACCTTAACAGTCTTATCACCACTTACCAACTTGGCCACATATTCTGCGAACAGAGTTGTGTGACGGTTGAATGCCTTCTTATAGTTGCGTGAAGCAACACTTGGCACGTGACTGAAGTTGATGTTGTCCCAATCTCCTGCACACATTTGAGTTTCAACAACTGTGGTCATTGTTACCAATGACTTGCGGTACTGCTTAGGAGACATTCCAAAGAATGCTCGCACTTCAGCCGCGATTTTACCCTTACGAGGAGTCCACTTTGCAGCCAAACCGTTCTTAGCACGTAGGGCATCGCCCAACATGGTATAAGCGGCTGACTTCAACACTGGTGAAGTGAAGACAAAGATGTCATCCCAACGGCCCACTTCTGGAACCTTCTTCAACAGAGCCAAAGCGGCGTCTGGGTCACGCTTTTCTAGATGTACTAGAATGTCGCGGAACAGTTGACGTTCACCTGCACCACCACGGACATCACGTGCCCATTGTGCGATGCGTAGTGCTACGTCTGAGTTTTCTACATAAGCGGCTGTAAAGTCGCCTGTGATGTCCTTGCCACGGCTTGCACCAATGTTATAGAACAAGTCAACACAAGCCGAAGCTGTTGACTTACGTGCCTTCATACCGTTTTGGGTACGGGCTTCTTGGTTTGCTACTGCTGTTACAAATGCGTTCATTTTAATTACCTTTACAGAATGTATTTTATTTTCGATTATAGTTGAAATTTAAAGTTGCTGTTAACATTCTAAAACTTTAACAGGATGAGTGTGCCAATTTTTTTAGTATTCTGGTCTGGCCAATTATAGCACCCAGACCCTATCAACGATTCACGTTGACTATCTAAACTTGTGTCTGCGTTAGAAACATAGTATGTCTTTCCATGCTGTCGTCTATTCCATCGGTGTCTATTTCTAGAACAGTATTTCTACTGTGTCCTGCGACCACCTTCTATAGCATTAAGGTCAGTATGTTTTAAATTGCTGTAGTCATCCTATGACTAAACAGGATCGTTGTTGACTGCTTTTATTTTACACAGGCCATCACTCTGTGCTTGTTGGTCTATTCCAATAATAACCTTCAACATCTCCAGGCAAGCCCTTCAACTCCAGTTATTACCATAGGGTCCAACGATTCATAGTATATGAATGTTGCTGTACCGATCCTAAAACTCTTACAAGCATTATTGCTTGCTATGTATCTATTATAGTATACTTTGTACTTCTTGTCACTACATTTTGGCTAAACTGCTTAAAATAAACAGGATGCGTTTTCTTCTTGGATAAGATTGTGAATTGCTGTTAGCATCCTAAATGGGGCCGAACTGATTTCAAGAGTTCGATTTCCACCACTTAGTCAAAATGGACTAAGACATGTTTGGAGTGGGTGACAGGATTCGAACCTGCATAATACGGATTTGCAATCCGGGGCCTAACCATTCAGCGGCACACCCACATGTTGGTACCTGGTCACGGTTTCGAACCGCGGACCTTCGCCGTGTAAAGGCGTTGCTCTACCCCTGAGCTAACCAGGCAGTATTCTTAACGTACTCTACTCAAGTACTCTTTGCCAATCTTGCCTTCTTGAATTTCTTGTAAGGCTGTTATGATTGGAAAAATGTGTTCACGCTTTTCGCTTTCTTTATGTTGTCTACGGATTTCTCTTGAACGGCTTGCCGCAATTAAAACTAAATCAAATCTATTAGTTCCTACATTTTCAACACATTGTTCTGTGTCAATTAGTGTGCCTCTACTATCGGAAAGTTTACGCATATAAGTCCTTAAAATTTAATTATAACACTATTAGTTATAGTTGTCAACTGGCCCCGCCACCAAGAATCGAACTTGGATCTAAGCGTTAGGAGTGCCTTGTTCTATCCATTGAACTACAGCGAGAATTGGTTGCGGGGGACGGATTCGAACCGCCGATCTCGAGCTTATGAGACTCGTGAGTTGCCACTTCTCTACCCCGCGTCATTCATTATTGTATATCTACATCTGCGGCAAGTATATAGCGATATTGATCACTTTGTACAATGCCCGGCCTATGCCAAACCGCACCCGGATAAATCATCCAAGTATAATAACTTGGGCGAATAAAAAACTTGCCATCGCTTTCTGGACCATTAGGTGCCATCTCAGTGCCGCATGTATCTCTATCTTGTACATCGTCGGGTATATGTAAGTACATGATACCGCTAAGACTTTGTCCACTGTGCTTGTTATGGTGATGCCAATAGCTATCACGATCTTCTACAGTACTCAGATTAGTTTTAAAACTCCATGCCATCATGTTGGCTACACGAGCTTCGTGCCCTAGATATAAAAACACACTGGTTAAAAATGTCATTCTATATTTTAACCAAATAGGTTCAGGTCTAGCAAATAAATTTTCTTGTGTTTGATACGGGGGACTGTTTTTAAAATAATTGCCAGAATCAATTATACTATCAATAGTGCTTATAGCCAGCACTTTATCAGCTGGGGTTATTAGTCCGTTGAAATTATAAGTACGGCATAAATCATTTTGATCAACTACTGTATTCATACAGTTTCCTTAAATTGGTCGGAGTACAAGGATTCGAACCTTGGACCCCCTGGTCCCAAACCAGGTGCGCTACCAGACTGCGCTACACTCCGAATTATTCTTTACACAAAGTTAGGTCCGCAAACCCAACCTACTAATGCTCTTCTTACACCTTTTGTTACTGGTGTAACGCTATGCGGAACAAAAGATGGAAATAAAAATATATCTCCCTTTTGTATTTCTATTTTTACAGGTTCTTGAGTTGCGTGTACTAAAAAGTCCCCACCCTCAAAATCTGCCGGATCGTCCAATAAAATGCTAAAAGAAACTTTTCTAATAAACCCGCTAGTATTACGCAAATAACTATCAGTATGAATATCATAATAGCCTAGATTAGCTGATTCATACACTGAATATTGTAGGGGTTCTAAATAGTTTAACGCATACTTAAAGTGAGTATTGTTAACGTTTAATACTGTTTCAATAATATGATTGTATAAATTTCTAAAATAATCCATATCTGTTAAGAACATGATATTACTTCGTCTATAACTTTTCTCTATATTATTGTCTGGTTCATTCCCCTTATCCCATATTTCACCTGATTGAAATAACGAATCATGTTCGTCGGCATAACTTGTTACAAAATCAATCATAGTGTTATCTAGCACTTTTGGTGCTGTATAACCCCATCCTATCATTTGCGAAGGAGGTTCGAACCAAATCATATATTGACCTTTTTAAATTCTGGAGCGGGACAGGAGAATCGAACTCCTAACCGAAGATTGGAAATCTGCTGTTTTACCATTAAACTAGTCCCGCAAATTTTAGTAAAGCACATCTATGGCTTTTGGATGTTTCACCCGGTGCCCTGTCCTTACTACCTATCTTATAGATCGGTTAAATGTACTTTATTAAAACAAACTAAGGTGTATAAAGAGTTATGACTATGTCAAAGAGCTCCTGGGATACCAAACCTGATCTTTTTACGGATTTAAATTTGTTTTAATAAAGTGTCTAGCTACGCACACCACATGCGCCCTAGACTGAGCGGTTACTCTGTCCGTAACATTTTCTTCTTCTGGGCAGGTTGTTAGTCCTGACCCAATGCGTTCCCGCTACTCCTAAACGGAGACGGATGGTCATAGCATTGAATACCTAGCACTCTCTGTGGTGATTGCCTCACCCCCGTTTATTACGTGTACGGGATCACGGGTTACCTGGTGCCGGTTGTCGGAATCGAACTGACCACATCCGCCTTACAAGAGCGGCGCTCTACCAAATGAGCTAAACCGGCATGTGTTACTTATCGTTGTGTTTGGTGTCGGTTGATTTTTCTCTATTGTTTTCTGTACGGTTTCGCAAATAAGGCGGAACATACTTACCAAAAATATTTTCAAACGATTTATCAAACTCTTCCTTAGGCACATTAAAAGGCCTAGGCTTACTTCCTTTACCTGCCATAATAAACTCCTATAACTTGGTGGAGGTGGACGGGATCGAACCGACGACATTATGCTTGCAAAGCATACGCTCTCCCAACTGAGCTACACCCCCATATACTACTTATTTCTTGGCTCCACCTCCTGGGCTCGAACCAGGGACCAAATGATTAACAGTCATCTACTCTACCAACTGAGCTAAGGCGGAATAATTCTTATTCTACTGTTGCAGTTGTTGTATAAGCGTGACTGCCAGTAGTACCGGCAACACCAGGTGCACCACGTGGTGCATTTTTATCACGTGGAGCACTCTTAACAACAATTTCACTGCATACTTGAGCATCAATCATCATACGTTTAAATTGATTACGTTGTTCGGCTGTACAGCCTTTCATTAACGCAATCATACGTTTTGATGTCTTGCTCAATTTAAATGTTTTATTTGGCTTGGCCATATTTTTCCTTTTATAATTAATGGCGGAGAGTATAGGATTCGAACCTATGCGCCCCTTTCGGGACGACGGTTTAGCAAACCGTTGCCTTAACCACTCGGCCAACTCTCCTAATACTTGGTGCGACTGGCCGGAATCGAACCGGCACGCCCTTCAGCGAGAGATTTTAAGTCTCTTGTGTCTACCTATTTCACCACAGTCGCAATTTTAAACTCGTTCTCGTTTTACACGACCAATTCGGCTAGCTTTATTCCAATCATAAGCAACTCCGTCTGGACACTTACCATCTACTACAGAGTCAACTCCGAATCGGCCAACTACTTCGAGATCAGGACCTTTGATAGTTACAAAAGTGCCTAACAACTTAGCAAACAACATTGCTTCGTTTAGGGTGATAAATCTTTCTACTTCTTTGTCATTACATATAACTTTATACATGCTGTTATTATACTCTCTATATACGCTGTTGTCAACAACTATTTTAATTACTTGGCGGTCTCAACGAGAATCGAACTCGTCCCTACGGCGTGACAGGCCATTATACTAACCGATATACTATGAGACCAACTTGGCGTACCCCCAGAGACTCGAACTCCGACGAACAGTTTTGGAGACTGTCATGCTGCCATTACATTAGGGATACATTAAAAGGTACTCGCTGTGACGCTTGAATTCACGGTAGCCCAACTCTTCCTGGCCGGTCCTTGTACATAGTCGACATTGACAAGTATTTCGGTGTTCCAGTGTAGCTACTCAGCAAGTATAACTTGGCGGAAACGGTGAGATTCGAACTCACGGACCATTTCTGATCGACAGTTTTCAAGACTGTTGCAATAAGCCGGACTCTGCCACATTTCCAAATAATATTTTTTTTGCATCATCAAAATACATTTTGCCGGGATTATTAACCCGGAGAGTTAAAACAATTCTTTGATTAATTGACTGTGTGTTATCCCAGTTATGGAATACATCAGTGTTAAACAATATGCACTCGTTTGGACGAGCAATCATTGTTTTAGATGGTACTTTAGATGTTAAATCTATACTTTTTAACACTCGGCTGTACCCACGGTGAGAGTCTGACAGTTTAAACTCGTTAATTTCTTCATCATTATACCAACTAGTAACACAATTATTGTCTAATATTTCAATAGGCAAATTGATACTGAATCGATGATCTGTTGCATCTTTGTGAGTACTTGATTTTGAACCGGGTGTAGTGACAAACAACCCTACTCTATTCATCATAAAATCAAAGTCTGATTTCATTGGTAAATTGTTTATAATTTGATTAGCTTTATCGGCATTAAAATCGTAATGGGTGTATGTACTATTTGAAAATCGTATACTTGTATCAATAGTACTCAAACTTGCTACAAGCGCAATTATGTCTTCAATACCGTTCCATGCAAATCTTACATAAAATGGACTGCAATCTTCAATTATAGTATACTTCATATACTTTCCTTTATTTGGTGGAGTATCCTGGGATCGAACCAGGCGTGCCATTACGACGGCGGATTTACAGTCCACTGCATCACCATTGATGCTTCTACTCCATATTTGGTGCCCCCTCCGAGACTCGAACTCGGACGCTCGCGCACTGGCTTCTAAGACCAGCGTGTCTACCAATTCCACCAAAGGGGCGTAACTTTACCATTAAAAAATAACTGTCACGGTCTATGACGCCGGGCAAATTTCTGAGTGAGGTGCTTCCTCTCATAAGCCATTGCTGTGGTTGTCTCAGGACTGATCGATGGCCCGACCAGCCCGCCTAGTGTAAGCGTCCCTACACGATACCCACTGGCAGTTATTATTTAATGGTACTCGGTAGGGGAGTTGAACCCCTCTTCCCGCCGTGAAAGGGCGGTGTCCTAAACCGATAGACGAACCGAGCAAATTAACTTTTAAATTTTTAAAGAACGTTTATACTGCTGTATTATCAGTGTATGTACGTATTATATAACATCTAGCGCACTATGTCAACACATTTGTGAACTATTTTGGCCGGGCTTGCAGGAATCGAACCCACACCGCTGGTTTCGAAGACCAGAATGATATCCATTTCACCAAAGCCCGTAATCTATTTATGGCACCGCAAGTAGGACTCGAACCTACATTGTACACTTTAGAAGAGTGTTGCCTATCCCTTAGACTATTGCGGTATGGTGCTCAAGTAAGGAATCGAACCTTAAATTCTATCGTACCAAGATAGTGGTATTCCATTTACCTACAAGAGCGTGGTACCCCACCCCCGACTCGAACGGGGACTTCACTCCTTTTGAGAGAGTCGCGTCTACCAATTGCGCCAGTGGGGTATAAAGGTTTTCAAGTGCCCAACTATCCGTTTATGGGACTCATTGGATTGTCTCGTAAGGGAGAGTTTATGTCTACCGAGCGTGTCCGTTCTTGCGCTGTCACATAGCTGAGCCACTATGCTAGGACTGCCGGGACTCTATCCCCACGTCTATCTTGAAACTTGGTGCCGCCTTGAGGGATCGAACCTCATTCCTCGGTGCTTCAAACCGGTGCAATGACCACATTTGCTAAAGCGGCAAAATTAGTACAAGTTGTTCACCGCACAACTTGTAAAGCGGGGGTCTGTTCTTACATAGTAGGACCGTTGCCGGACTTAAATCCAACGCTACCACCTTCTTCTTCAATACGCTTTAATACGTCTTCAAATAAGATAGGAGCAAAGTCTGGAGTTTGTTCCACGCATACACAATGATATCGAGGATCGATTTCATCGCTGTATAAGACTTCCCCGGTCTTAGCATCAACACCCCGAGCTTTCTTAACACGATTTGCGTGTAAGTGTCCGTGGATGTTAACACCAAACCGACCTAAGCTGTCACTGTGTAACGGAATATGACTTAATATCATACCGTTCATAACGTGATAAGCCCTAAGTTCTCTAAAGTGAGCACGATAGTCCTCGTCTTTAAAGATATCGTGGTTACCACGAATTAAAACTTTGTCTCCGTTTAACCTACGTAAAATACCTAAAGCCTTACGATTAATTACAACGTCACCTAAGTGATAGACCTTGTCAGTGGGCTTTACCCGTTCGTTCCAGGCTTTGACCATTGCCTCGTCCATTTCATCTGGATCGGTCCATGGCCTTAATTTTGTAAAACCGTCGTTACGTGTGAAGCGGCAGACACCTGTGTGTCCAAAGTGTGTGTCGCTTACTAAAAATACACTAGGCATCTTGCCCTCCTTTCTTTATGTTATGCTACCATCCATTGATCGGCTTCTTTTAGCTCGATTGATTCGCTACCGTCATACTCATTAACCTTGAATAGTGTTCCAACAGGAACCCATTCAATTACTAGATCGTCCATACCGCCAGTGTAGACATTTGGATAACGCATTTCCATGTAGGTCGCTAATTCAGCCTTAGCACCGCGTTCCACATATCCAACTATGACTGGATCAAATACTAAATCTTTACCTTCGCCACTATGTGCCCATGTGCTCCAACCAGCGCCAAATCCCGGACTGTAAAGTACCGCTACTCGGCCATCTCGGATGACACGACCTTGTGTTATAATGTCATTCATAATAATTCCTTAGTGAACTGCTTCTTTAGCGTCTATAGTACATTCAATAATCCAATTATTAAATTGGGTAAACTTATTAACTTCTACCCCTAGCCCAACTGCTTCATTTACAAAATGCTGTAGTAGTGCATTGTACAGTTCGTCAGGCATAGTTTCTTTATCAAATTTAATCTTCATTAGTATGTTTCTTTCACAATATCATATTCAGTAATAGGCCACTTGGCTTTGAACTCGTCTGTTTTAACATATTCATTGTAAGATTTAGCTTCAAAGAACATTTTTTTGAAAACCGAAGTAAAACTACCTTTTGGATTAATGGTCAAGTAGATTGATTTTGCTTTGCCGGCCATAGTATATCCTTGCTTGTTAGTATACAAGTATTATACATTAAACAGGCAACACTGTCAATCAACCGGCCTAAAAGTGCGCCAATCATCAATATTTGGCTTTTCATCCGCATCGTAAGTCCAACCCAAATGCTTCATCATGCGATGCTTAACCAAGAGATTTGGACTACGAAAACGCTCAGTATCATTGAAGCCCATCATGACTCCAACCTCACAAACCGCACCCGATCTGCAAATACCAGCGTAGCAGTGAACTACCACATTCATACGACAGTCTAATGCGTGTTGTAACAATCGAACAAGCTCTGCGGCCTGCTCATGACTACACTTCATAGCTTCTTCTAAAACTTCGTCCTTTTCTTCTACATCCAAGAACTCAAAGTTGTGACGCTCTTTGAATTCATGCTTGGCTTCAGGTCGCCAACTTGCCGGATCAACAATGCTGATCAGCATACTGTTAGGGCCAGCATCGTGATGAAATCCAATTGGGATATCACTGGCTGCTACATTTTCAATCCACGGCATGATACTCTCCTTAAAAATTGGGGTGCCTTACCGGTATCGATCCGGTACTACCGCTTTCACAGAGCAGGGTGCAGGCCACTACACTAAAGACACCATAGAAACTTGGCAGGGGCATTAGGGATCGAACCTAAACTAACAGAGTCAAAGTCTGTTGTGCTACCATTACACAATGCCCCAACAATAAAAACAGGATACATTTTTTAAGTGCTCTACCAACTGAGCTAATTTGACTGCTTTTTAGGCTTGATCAAATGTTGGACTCGAACCAACGACCACTCGCTTAGAAGGCGAATTTTAATTTGCTGTTAGTATCCTAAAACTCTCGGACAGGTTGAACACTGTCCTTCCCTTATATGACTGTGTTCAACTGTCATATAAGGAGTACGCTGGAGCGGGTGATCGGGGTCGAACCGACGACAATCACGTTGGCAACGTGGCGCTCTACCAGCTGAGCTACACCCGCATAGAAGATATTAGTAAGAAACTCTAAGAGATCTGGTTTGACTTATGAGTCTGAGGCCGCCCAGGCTTTACAGTGCCTGCTCTATTTTGTCCTGCCTAACATGGAGTACTTCTGCCAACTGTGAATTCATGCCGTAAACACTATCACCTCGTCATTGGCAAATGCCGGGGTTTATAACCCCTCCATGCACCCGCTTCCGGCAGATGCATTTCCCTTACGGAACATTATAGTACTTTGAGTTTCTTACTAATATCTTTATTTAATACCTATTACCATATATCTGGAAAAATTCCAACTAGGGTAATTAAAATCTAAACTACCTTGATATATAATAGTCTGTAGTTTATAACGATCAACAAATTCTTGCAAGTTATTCGAGCAAATAAAATGGTCATCGTGCGGCATATTATTACCTTGTAAAATTATCCGTGTACCTCTTGGTATTTCATTAAACCAATCCATACCTTCAAAATGTTCAGTGCTGGTATTAATTATAAGGTCAGCAATATTAGGAACTTCTTGATTACAATCTAGTGTATAAGAAGAAAATGTTCCGTTATTAACAACCCAGTTTTCATTAATTGCATCTGCATATTCTTTGCAAGTTGGATCAACATCAAAACTTTCAATACGACCAACTTTAAACTTCTCTCTACTCAATAACAAAAAAGCCAGTATACCATACCATCCACCATATATATGTGTTAGGTTACTAGTCCAGCCTAGATTTTCGAGCTCGCGACATAACCATAGCTTACTATCTATCTGACCGTTGCTAAAAGCATCTTTATTAAACATAAAATTACTTATGTTTTAATTTGGTAGTAACGGTGAGATTCGAACTCACACCTTGCTCCGTATGAAGGAGGTGCACAACCATTATGCTACGTTACCATAAGTAAACACACTGATGAAATCGCATCTCCCTAGTTTCATGCTAGGTTCCAACATGAGAATCAAGTACGGTTCGGCGTACTGCGACAATGTGTTTGCTTATGGTAGGGGCACAGGGACTCGAACCCTGATAGACCGGTTAAAAGCCGGCTATTCTAGCCTTTGAATTATACCCCCATATGGTCCACGCTCTGAGAATCGAACTCAGTTAGTCCGGTTAAGAGCCGGGTACTTCGCCACTAAAGTTTAGCGTGGATGGATTCGTAATTAATTTCTTTTACGTGCCATCTAAGACCATACGGGGTCAAAGATGACACTAACGTTTACCTGAACGTTTCATATCATTCTCCTTTGTTGATATTTTTCTTTTGTGCTTGACGTTCTGATTTCCAGAACACACGTTTCCAATCCTTAAGATGTTTCCACCATTGAGGACTACGTGTTAGAATACCTTGTTGCTTGTGTGCCATTAGATTTCCTTTTATAAAACAGGATGCTTATTTTTCAATTAAAAGTTGAATTTTTAAATTTGCTGTTCGCATCCTAAAATTGGTGGAGGCCGAGGGAATCGAACCCTTCTAGACAAGATGCTTGCAAGGCAACTCCGTAGCCCACTACTGCCCCCAATTGTTTGGCTGTCCGACTAGGGATCGAACCTAGCTCATTCTTCGTTAACAGCGAAGCGCCTACACCATGATTGCTCTCGGACAATAAATTTGGCGCCGCTGATGGGAATCGAACCCACCTAAGTCTCGCAGACAACGAGTTACCCTCCCAGAGAGCTACAACGGCATGTTGGTACTGTCGACGGGTATCGATCCCGCTTCTCCACCTTGAAAGGGTAGCGTCCTAGCCACTAGACGACGACAGTGTATAAAACAGGATAGCATCTTTTTTTCCATTAAAAGTAGAATTTTTAAATTTGCTGTTGCTATCCTAAAACTGGTACCAGCGGAGGGAATCGAACCCTCTCAAGAACGCTAATCTGGCGCTAAAAGGTATATAAGACCTCTCTGACTACCAAGTCTCGCTGGCATTAAACTATGGTTCCTCCGACAAGAATCGAACTTGTAATGACCGGTTATCAGCCGATTGTTATACCATTTAACTACAGAGGAAAAATATGGTGGATGCGGTAAGAGTTGAACTTACACAGAATTAACGGGTGGGTTACAGCCACTTAGGCTCTCCAATGCCTAGCACATCCATAATTTGTAACACTCTCCTTCTATGATGTCAACCGCGTCGTAGGCGGAGGTGAAGAGTGTTTATTAAAGCATACTCGGCTTGTGGCCTTATCCCCTAAACATTCTAGTTTCGGAATATGCTTTAATAACTAGTATTTTCTTCCCACAAGAGGGAATGCCATCCACTAGTCCGCCCATTTACCCATGTTTTAAGTGCGGGCTAGGATCTCGTTTCCTATTGCACTTTGCGATCTACGACTGCCCTTGGGCAACCTTTCGCTTACTCTAGTTTACACTAAATGTTGGACAGTTGTTCAACGCTTCGTGATATTTTCTAGCACGTTCAAACTTATCTTGAATAAGTTTTTGAAGCTGTTCTTTGGACATTTCTCCAAAAGCAGTTTCATAAGCCTGTTCAACAATTCGTTCATTCAATTTTGTATAATCTATCTGTTCCATCTTTTCCTTTTCCACAAAACAAAAAACCCCAGGGTTTTTAATCCTAGGGTCCTTGAAGTTTGTTATGTAAGGTTTAAGTTACATTACAGTCCTCCGGGACCCCTGGGTAATCTCTGGTGTACGATCATATGATAAACTTCCGCTATTAATCGATAACCAAGAACAGGCTATAACGCCTGCCAGTCTAGGCATCGTATTAAATTGCTGATGTTTAACGTTTGATTGCATTTTGTTTCTCGTTTACTCTTCTTTAAAATTTACTAGCGGAATGCTAGCGTCTTGTGTTAATTATAGTGTCTTTCAACACCCTTGTCAACAACTTTCTGTAATTCTTTTTGTTGTATTTCTACAACACTGTCGGACACCTTGTTTGCTAACTTGTTTCTATTATATTGCCTTTCAGCAATCCCGTCAACCATTTTTGGCTAACTTCATCAAGTTATTTATGCCTTAGTGGTTAACTAATCTTTATTGTATTGTATATATGTCTTCTTGTCAATACTAGTATTGATATGTGGCAAAAACAGGTTATTAGTTTTGCCACCGAATTTATAAGAAGTAAAACCTAACAAGAAAAGTGAGATTTTATCCCCACTTTTCTTGGTACTTCTTCATGGCTAATTGTCTAGCTAGCCATAACCGAAATTTTACATGATCCGATAACTCATCTTCATGGACTAGTTTACCAAAATCTTCTGCTCGTCGATTACGGCCAAATGTGATCTCATCATTAATAATGAGATCATCATTGTCATCTAAACTAAGATTACTTAGCGGCTGGTGTAGCTGGTTTTGCGTCTGCTTTAGGTGCGTCTTTCTTTGCAGGCTCACTTTTTGCAGGCTTCTTTTCGTCCTTCTTAACTTCGGCCTTAGCTGGTGCTGAAGCTGGAGTTGCTGGAGCTTTAGCTGGCTCAGCGGCGAACACAGTTGCGGCAAACAAGGTTGCCATTAAAGTTGCGATCAATTTCATGATATATCCTTTTTGGTTAAGTAGGAATTTCTACCCCTACATATATATAACGCCTTAGCCCCTAAGAAAGTTTACACAACTTCGTATTCATCTTTGCCAACACCACACTCTGGACAAGTAAAATCTGCTGAGAGTTCGTCCCATCTGCCTTCAGTTTCCTCATCGTGGACATGTCCACAAACTATGCATACGTGATCCATTATAGTGTCTCCAAAACATTTTTATAAGCATTAGCATGACGTTCTTCAACTTTCTTCAAAGCGGCAAATCGTTTTTCTGCTTTTGCTAAAACTGCGGTAAACTGCTCTGCATGTTCTTTACTTTCTTCAATTTGGTGTTTTGCTTCCCCAGCCGCTTGAGTATTGCCCTCTAGTCTAGCTGAACGTTCAAAATCTGGATACATGTGGGTAAACTCATAGGTCTCGCCTTCGATGGCTTTCTCCAAGCACTCGCGGGTTGATGGCTTACCAATTAGCAATTCCAAATGTCCCCAAGCGTGTTTGATTTCCTGATCTGCTGTGTGTTCGAAATGTTTAGCAACATCCTCGAAGCCCTCTTCGCGAGCAATCTTTGCAAAGTAACGATACTTGATGTGAGCCATAGACTCGCCAGCAAGCGCCGACTCTAAATTTTTTAATGTTATTGACATAGTGTCTCCTTGTGTGTTTGTACTATTATATATCCTATTAGATGCCCAAGTCAATAGTTTTTTGCTATAATTATTTCTATTACGCTTATAGAAAAAATCAATAACAAAAAAGGCCCGAAGGCCTTTATTGAAACAATTTGAAATTTATTCAAATGTTTTTGTTACTGAAAATACACCTGTGTTCTTGTATAACTTTTGACCGCTAACTGTGTTAGCTGTTTGGAACGAATTTGTCATGCTAGTATTTGTGTAATACTTAGCGGCAAACTGCCATCCTTTTAAGTCGTAACCAAGACCAACATTGTAATCGCTGTAGTCCAGTGAGTTGTTGTTAGCAACATTGGTGTGACCTGCGTGTGCTAAGAAACTTACTTTTTCTAGACCTTTGATTGGTAGTGGGTAAGCAACGTCTGCTTGATAGTACTGAGTACCTTGAGCATTAGCTGTACCAAAATAACTATTACCTAGAGTACGATTGTACTTAACTGAAACTGGACCGTATCCTAACCCTAAGAAACCTTCGTATGTGTCAAAGTTCGAACCAGTGCCTGCTGTAGTAGCACGTGGATAAAAATAGTTATAAGAACCAACATCAAGTGTTAGACCCTTGTAAATATCTTTCTTAAATCCTGCATACAAATCACTTTCAACTCCTGCACCATTAGTATATAATTGGCTTGAAACAGAACTGTTCCAGTTACCAACATAGAAACCACTTGAGTGAGCGTAGTCAACGCCACCTTGTACTGCTGGTGCATTTTGGCTTTGGCTAATACCACGGAAACGATAGTCTGATGTTAGACCCAAGTTGCCGGTTACCTGGGCGTGTGCTGAGGCAAAACCTACTGCCATCATAAGTGCTAAAAATAGCTTTTTCATAGTTAACTTCCTTTTATTAATAAATGACATGTGTCATGTCACAAGTATATATCCGTGCTAACCAGAAGTCAATAAAAAAGGCACCCGAAGGTGCCTTTTTGGTTGTTTTGATGACAAGGTAAGTCCTACCTCGCAAGTGCTGTTTCTTAGGCAGCTAGTGCAAATTGGTCGTCATTAAGAGCGACATCAACTTGCATGTACTTGAATGTATTTGCGTTTGCATTTACGTTTTTTGTATTTTACGTGACCCCACGTGTTGATCTTTATCCTATCTCACCCTGTCGAAACCATGGCAGGCCCATTATAAAGTACACTCAGCTTTCGCCTTGCTTCCAGAATACTCGGATCGGAGTATACTTTATGGTGGACCTGGCGGGAGTCGAACCCGCGTCCAGAATGCCTTACTTTAAGACTTCTACAACAATTTTTTAAGCTGGCTGAATGTTGCTAGCCTGCTCACCTTTTTGACCCATAGTTACTTCAAATCTTACGGATTGGCCCTCTTTCAGGCTTTTAAACCCGTCAGCGTTAATCTGTGAAAAATGTGCAAATAAGTCATTGCCGCCATTGTCCGGAGTAATGAAACCAAAACCTTTAGCGTCATTGAACCATTTTACTTTTCCTGTTACCATTTTCTTACTTTCCTGTTAAAATACACTAAATTTTGTGTACAGTGTATTTAAACATATTCTAGGTTTATAAGCAAGTATTTTGGCATAAAAACTACTAAATATCTATACCAGAGCGGAGCGAATCAAAATGGGCGATATTTTCAAAATTATCGGAGACCTAGGGTTTCCGGTGGCAGCGGCATTAGCGGGCGGATATTTCGTATATCTAACAATCAAACTACTATTACAGGGAGTGTTAAGCTCTGTAAAAGGCATGGCTGGTATTATTACAGCACTTGATAACCGCGTTAAAACCATGAATCACGATGTTATACGTATTGATACGATTGTATCTAATGCTCTAGGACTACGTCCGGACGCAGATCGTATTGCCCGAGCTGATGGAAAGAATGATGCTCGTAGAGATTAATTTTGTTATAAATCTAAATTCAGATTATATTGGTTACTTTTTACTAAGCGTTGGATTTGGAATAGCGTTTTATTATATTTTTTACAGTGATAATTCAGACACTGAATTAGACCGTATGAAACATAATTTAGCAGTAAAGAAAGAATGGATTAGAATGTTAGCCGAACAGAAAAAGACTAATCCAAAATGGCCAACAGAGTGGGCGAGGGCGAATAATGAGACATTATGATTACGATTGGGATTTAGAACCTTGGGGCATTAAATTTGACCCTGAATTAAACATAGATGCACTAGGATGGCAAGCCGGCGATTGTTTTAAAATTAAAAATGTTGACGGCAGGGCCATGTTGGTCAAGCTGGACCCTGTAGAACAGTTTGTAAAAGGACATAAGGTGAATAGCAATGAATAAATGGGAAAATTGGTACGATAGTTTACCAGCAACTACAAAAGAATATTTAAAAACACAACCTCTATGGCATGATGCTGATCTAGCCAAGGCCGCGGCAGTCGGCGCATTAGTTGGCTTCTTCATAGGATGGCTATTCTAATGGACGTTGTAGAACTAGTAAACAAATACGGCTTTCCAATTGTCATGGCAGTTGGTATGGGTTTTATCATCAAGTATGTATGGACGTGGGCCACTACCGAAGTTAAACCTGTTATCTCAGATGCTAATACTGTTCTTATTGCACTAATAGATCGCATTCGTATGTTGGACAATGATTTGATTCGGTTAAATCAAAAAGTTAATACCGTGTTACACCTACGTGGTAAGACTATTGAGTATGAACGTGTTGAAGCTGAAAAGAAAATTAATAAACACGACGAGCCAGATGATAAAGAAGTAAAAGGCGGAAGCTCTTAAAGAACACACCTTAGGACCGGTACTTGTTACCGTAAGTGTGGGGAGGCTACTGCCCTGGGATGAACGATTCGCTACCGCAAATTCCTAAAGTGTAGCATTTTTTTTGACTAAATATTTGTCAGGAGGACAAATTATATGTATTCAACTCAAAGACAAATAGAAGTTGAACGCCAGAGATCTAAAGAGAAAGAAGCGGAACAGCGATATAAACTTATACAAGGCATAATCTTGGCACCTATTTTTCTT